AGCCAGAGCCATAGCCATCGCCATAGCCATAGCCATCGCCATCGCCATAGCCATAGTCAGAGCCATAGCCATAGCCATCGCCATTGCCATTGCCATAGCCATAGCCATAGCCATTGCCATTGCCATAGCCATTGCCATAGCCATTGCCATAGCCATTGCCATCGCTATGCGAGTTCTGAGAATCTTCGAAGTTGATTGCTATTTTCATTGCAATGTCGATGTTTTTATCAATAAAAACTGTGTGAATCAAATGGGGGAGGTGCGCCTCCCCCACTGGAAACTGCGTGGCTTACATCAATGCATTAACCCACTTGGCTGAATTGCAAGTGATGGTATGAACCACCGTGAGCCAGTCGAACTCCACCTCACCATCGCACTTGTCGAGAACCGTAGCCTTAGTCGGGCCGTTCACGAGTTCCGGAAGTCCCTTCGTAGTTCCCCACACGCGGATGTTCGAAGCGTTCGTGAGCTTGCAGCCCGTGCCGTCGTCGCGAGTGAAATAGCCGACGTAGACCCAACCACGTTGGAGGACGACGATCTTGATGTCACGCCACACCTTCTCGTCCGAGGGATTCTGCGGCTTCGAAGCTGCAGGAATCAAATCCTTGCGGATGTATTTAACGCCATCTAATTCGATTTCGCTGTTCTGATTGTCCGTGCTAATGTTGTTGCTCATAATGTTTTTGTTTTACTATCCTGTTTGTTTTACTATCCTGTTTTTACTATCCTGTCTGTTTACCGTTTATCTTTCACACGAAAGAAAGTGATGTCTAAATTAAGCAATCAAATCTTTGCTGCTATGATCTGGAGCTTTAGAATTCGATTGGCAATAAGATTCCCACACCGTCAAATCCACCGCGCGCTTGCTCAAGAGCGCATATCGTTTGTGTAGACCCGCCCAATAGATTTCCGTGCACTTCCTCTGCTTCGCGGTGCTATCATAGTGGTTGACGATCGTCTTCGCCGTTTTAGCGAGCCAGAGCAAAACTTTTGCTTCATTCATCGAAGGAATTCGAGACGTAATTTTCTCGAGAGGCCGCGGCGTCGAGGTTGTCGTCGAGGTTGTCGAGGTTGTCGAGGTCGCAATTTTCACCGGCTTGACGGTCACAGGCTTAGCATGTTCTATTGTTTTCATATTTGTATTCCGCGTTTTTCAATGGTGTTCAATTCACCGTGAACTCACACCAACGTGCCCCTTTTCATTGGCCACGTCTTTCTTTTGAAATTATTCTACAGAATCGTCGAGCAGCTCGTCGATCTCTTTAGGATGTTGATAATTCAATTTCATGTCATCTTCGAATCCACTCGGACATGCAAAGCCAGTTTCAATTAGAAATTTGATATATTGTAAAAATTTATTCATAGATGGTGTTTGAAATTAGATGACCACGTTGAGATTGGCTGTCCGAACGAGTGAACCTGAAACCGAGTCCCGATTCCATTGTGCTACGCGCGTGGCGCATTGAAACAGAATCGCCGTGCTTTTTTCGAAAATGTCGATTGGAACCATCACATCGGAAATTGGAATGTCCCGGGGCAGGATGCATCAGCTTGAGCCGAACCTCGTCTTTGAAATATACGACTTCGAGGATTCCGGGCTGAGAAGCTCGGCCGAATTTTTTTCCACAGACTTGAGGAACCTCGTAATGTTCCACTTTCTCCGCGTACGTTGATATGTTTTTCTGTTTCATTCTGGTATAATACTACCATGAAACAGGTGAATGTAAATAAAAAAATGAAAGTATTTTCAGGGCTGAATATCAGGCACTTGCAACTGCATGCAAGTCAGCAACCTTCGACAATCAGATGCTAATAGCATCTTCGGCTCGAGCCAATTTTCTATCTCGAATCGATTGACGATTGTCGAGGCGCGCCGTGCATTGATCGGCCGACATCCAAAGATCCTGCCCTTTGAGGATAGATGTGATTTCTTCGGAGGAGAGGAAATCGCGATAGGCATCTTTGAAAAGTGTTTCAGCCCACTTCGATTCAAAGGTGAGTTGGTCCATCATTTCACCACCCTTTCCAAATGTGCCACCGGAATAGTTGTGAATCATCAGAGATGCATGGGGGGAAAGCTTGTACATATCACACGCCAGAAAAATTAGTGTTGCGGCAGAAAAACATGCGCCTTCCACAGATCCGACAATCGTGCCTTCACATTCCGAAAAAGCTTGAAGAAATTGAATGGCCGTAAAAAGATCGCCTCCCATGGAATTGAAGTGAAAATGAAGGATGTCATCGGCAGTGCAATTTCGAATCATGTCAAACCATGTGGCATATTTTTCAGAACGTTCGATTTCATCGCAGATGTAGAGGTGAATAACGCGGCCGCGATTGCGATCATCAAACACCAAATCAGATTTGTCTGTCCTTTTGTTTGAAAGAATATCAGCTATATCTATTTCAAAATTAGAATTTGAGTGTTTTTTCATAGTCTTCAATGATTGCTAAAAGTGATGGAACCCAACGATCCCTGTCTTCAATAAAAATTAGTGGTTTTTTCTCGCCTACAACCGTCATGAGTGTCACGAGCTTAGTGATTGGAATTTTAGTTCTCTCCTCGAACATGATTGCATATGCACATTCCTGAATGTAATAATCCTTGATATCTTTAGCCGTCTTTACACGCGAAGATGTTTTAAAGTCGATGATTGCAAGCTTGCCATCATATTCAGCAATTAAATCCACGCGGCCGGCAACTCTCAGATGTTCCGAGAATAGCGGTTTTTCCTGCATGCGAATTTGATCGACATGGAGATTCAATGTTTCTTCGAGCGCTCCAAACATTGCGATCGAATCTGGCATGTCAGTATTCTCGAAAATAACATTCTCGTTTTCTATGTATCGTTGAACGATTGAATGGAGAGATTCACCTCTATTACACGCAATCGTAGAAATTCTCTTGGCTTCAGTCTCTCCAACGAATTTCTTCCAAGCTTCAAGACCCGGTTTTTTGCGATGACCCAAGACTGTCGTGATAGATGGAAAGGTTTGAAATTTCAAACCAGTAGTTGGAATGACGTACTGTCTTCGGCCACCTACTTCAAGAGTTTCCAGATCATCATATCCGAGATTAAGTGGAACGTGCTTAAATGTTTTTTTCCTCTCGAATTGAAGGAGATTGGATTTAAAGCTCACAATTTTAATCAATAATGATCGACCATAGAATTCTTTCCAGCATACCGATCGATTTTCTTGAGGACATCATTCCAACCATTTCCAGCGCGGCGAATGGTAGTCTTACTGCCTTCGTAGGAAATTGAAGGAGATTGAATTATGCGTTCAATTTTTCCAATTGCATTGCAAAGAGGGCACGGTTTTTGCTTTGCCGTATCGCGTTGCACGATAATGACATTCAGTTCAAACGATTTATTACACGCACCGCATTCATAATGATATGTCATAATATTGTTCTATCGCCCCTAGACCCTTTTAAAATTCTGAAGAAATTCTTCTTTCGACGAAAGCCATGAGAATGAATCGTCGACTTGAGTAAAGACATTGATTGCAGTCGATGCAACGAGCTCGTCTGGTTGTTCGCGGATATCGATGAGTGCAAATTTTCGACCACGAGCTTCAATAGGAGCTTGCCCCATGTATTGCCACGCCGAATTCAATTTGAGAGGCGAATTGTTCATCGTTATACAATGCCTGGAATAGCTTCACGCACCATCGAAAGATTGAGAGCGGGCCACTTTTCCTGCAGCTTACGATCTTTAGCTAGGATTAGAACCTCAGCTTCACGCTCGTTAAGCGATTCTAAAATGCCTATGAAACGCTGATTTTTTTCGGATGGTGTGATTTTCTTATTTCGCACATCCAGCTCTAGAAGTTCTGGAATTATATTTCGAGTCCTGGACATCGACATGTCGGGATCGCCATTATCCCGATGAAATTTAGGAATTCCTGCAGGAAGCTCCAATTTTGCATCGGGTCGATAATTGATTTGAAGAATACTGTTCAATTCAAAACATCTAAATTGAGCCAGTTTAATTTTCCTACTTTGATAGTTAGGTTCACGCATCGCGCGATCTAGCATTTCAAATACGAGAGTGGGTTTCTGTTGAGTTGCATTCATATTATATCTTATCTATTAGACTTTAACGATTCCGCTTTTAACCGCTTCGGCAGCTTGCGAAAGATTGTAATTGTAGTTGAAAATTCCGATATGTGAGATTTGACGTGAAAGCTCATGATCACACCACACATCGATGCCATGGGCTCGGGCTTTGGCACAGAAGTAATAATCTTCGCCGACTTCAGAATTATGATCAGCCGAATATTCGAAAATGTAATGAGGAGCGGGAAGACGCTCGTAGACGGAACGATGAACAAGCATCATGCCATGGGGAAGACAATCGACCTTTTCGAGGGGAGGAGAATCGTCTGTCGTTTCAAATATGGTAGTCTGGCCAGGTTTTCCATTCATGGCCGTAAAATGCGGATTTGGAAAATATCGTTTTCGATAGTTCGCACCTACAAGTGGGACGCCACGATTTAGAAGGCGAAGACAGGCATCTGGAGGAAACGCCATGTCCGAATCAATCCACCACGCATAATCACAATTCGATTTTAGAAAGTGCCCGACTAAGTTGCGTCGAGCGATTGTGATGACAGAAGATGTTTCAAACGTTGAAGCAACGCCGATACCATTGGCAACTAGCGATGCCGATCCCATCGCTAGGTAGTAGGCGAATTGCGAATGAACATAATCGCCCGATGGAACGAGAGTCATGACCGAAATAGGTTTACGCGGCTCTTGTGGTGCAGGATTTCCAGATGTGTGTGATGGCATAATTGAAGTTATGGTTTTCTAACAGAGTGCTTGATGCTTGGCAGATGAGCGTTCTAGATCGCAATATTTGCCAAAATGTTTATTGAAGACTTCAATCAAATTTTCATAATCTGAAAGTGTCATTTCCTTTTGAATATCCTGATAATTTAACTTGAGTTGAGAGGATAAATTTTTAGCATATCCCAAGAGAGCATATGCATTTCCACTTGGCCCATCGATATCGATGACTAAGCGCGGCTTTGGGGCACGATGATCTTTAATTAAAATAGCCATAGCTGTTCTTCAAACTATTTGAAATAGGCGATGTAGAGACGCTTGCCTATCACGGCTGTCATATACTGTTCACATAGAGAAGTTGTCTGAGGTTCCGACATATATGATCTGTTAATCTTACCGACGATGCGCTTGACGGTCAAATCGGATATGTCGCTATCCTGCATATATCCTCGGGCTCCTCCGCGAGCTCGGTATTTCGAAGCATAGCTATGTTTTCCCGAGCATCCACAGCAACACGCGCCAGTCTTACCAGAATAGACTGAAATGACATCGTCGACGTCGACAACAGGAACATCAGTCCACGTTTCTCTCATAGGCTTCTCAGACTTTTTCTTCAAGGTTTTTGGGATTTTTTTCATAATATAGTGGTGTAGAATTTAGTGATGATTGAATCGATGGGGCTCGCACCTACGAAATATCGGCGATTGATATATGTATACGGGCGACGGAGCATACCAAATTTGAGATGTTGGATAGGTATAAACTGAGCTCGTTTCAACGAAGCCGTATCCACCCACGCATCCCGAACACACAATTGCGCCGGCGATTATAGAAATTAGATTTTTCATTTGTTTTTAATGTCTTATTCGATTACGATATCAGTATACCAAGAATTTTGAGGATGTAAATAAAAAAGTGAAAGTATTTTCAAGGCTTAATATCAAGCACTTGCATGAAGAGCTGCCAGATGTGCTCTTCGAACTCGAGCCGACACCCATTCGTTGTAGAATTCTGAAGGCTTCAAGAGACAATGACGAGAGAAGATTTCATATGTTTCCCAATACGAACAATGAGCTTTCATTGCACAGACGTGAAGAATTTCCCTTGAAAATGCATCGGCGCCATGGACATCAACATCTTTCTGTACAGCATCTGATGAGCCTCGATATTCCTTCCAATTTGATTCAACTTTGAACTTCTTCCTCTTCCCCTTGACTTGCTTGGATTTCGAGGACCAAAAGCTTTTCTTTCCAACATATTTCTTTCCAGAAATTTTATTGGTAATGATGTAAACAAATCCTTGAATATTTTTAGGATCTGCATCGGATGGAAGGAAAAACTCTTTGCCTTGATATATCCATTGAATCATGCATATACTTATCATTCTCCACAATCTTCATCGGCCGTAGATCCACAGAACGGACAGAGATTTGGAAAATGTTCATCCTCATCGATATCGGTTTCGAAATCTTCCTGAGGATCATATTCCCGAGTCTGGGAAATTTCTGTCCATCTAATGCGATATGAAATATTGCAACCCGAACAATAAAAAGAAGCTTTCATAGTTTTTTAGGCCTCACAGGATGCACATGTCAGGAGATTCCTGGAAAGTTCCGTCGATGGATTTGTGCCCCTCTGATAATACAATGTCTTGATCCCCTGTTCCCAAGCAAAAATTAGAAGCTGATTTACGTCTTTCACTGGCATTTTCGGATGAATCATTAGATTGATTGACTGTGATTGATCGATGAACTTCTGTCTTCCGATGGCCTGAATTACAATTTCCCTCTGGGAGATCTCACCGAAGGTCTTGAACACGGCTTTTTCCTCGATCGATAGGAATTTGAGGTGCTGAACTGAGCCTCCCTTGGTTAGGATAGAAGACCACGTTTCTCTATCATTCCTCTTGTATTTATCGAGGACGTCCATTAGAAATGGATTCTTGAATGTAAATTTGCCCTTGGCCAGATCTTTGACGAAGTAATTTGAATTGAGAGGCTCGACGGATGGTGAAACCTGGCCAAGGATGAAGGAAGAGGAAGTTGTCGGTGCAATGGCCATCAGTGTCACATTCCTCCTTCCAATTCCCTTGAGCAGAGGTGGTTCGCCGAACATCACGGCCAGTTTTTTCGAAGCTTCCAAAGCTTTCTTCGAAATGTTTGAATGGATAGTTGTATTAAGCAACTTAGCTTCCATCGATTCAAAGGGTATCATTTTCGATTGAAGAAATGAATGCCACCCTAGGACACCGATTCCAATGGCTCTTTGATTGATGGCGAAATTGCGAGCCGGAGTCATGAAAGGAATATGTTCCGTTTTATCGATAAACTCCGTCATGACAGCATCGAGAAACATGACTAGTATTTCAACAGCGTCGGTATTCACCCAGTTCTCATAGGTGAGCAGATTCATGGAGGATAGATTACATACGAAGGATTCGTCCGGAGCTGAGGAGAGGGCGATCTCACTGCAAAGATTAGATGCGTGGATAGACTTTCCATTCTTCTTATACACCTCCGGAGCTCCTCGATTGACCGTATCGGTAAAGAAGAGGTAAGGATATCCACTTTCGAAACGTTTCTGAATGATTTTCCCCCAGACCTTGCGCTTCTCTTTATCTCCTCCAATCATGGATTTCATCCACTTGTCGGTAATTGTAACCCCCATCGAAAGATGTTGAATAGGATATCCATCATCTCGAATCTGAAGGAATTCGAGAATGTCTGGATGTTCAATGGGAAGGTAAGCGGCAAAGGAACCTCTTCGAACATTTGACTGTGATACGACATTGGTCAGAGTTTCGAAGAGTTCCATGAAGTGAATTGGACCATTCGATTTTCCACCAGACTTAATTTTCCCTCCACGTTCTCGAAGAGCTCCAAAATAGGCCGATGTGCCACCTCCCATCTTAGTCATCATTCCAACCTCGGGAAGCTTAGCCAGAATTGATTCCATCGTATCATCGATGTAGGAACCAAAGCATGATATTGGCAATCCTCGTTCTAGGCCAAAATTTGCCCAGATAGGAGAGGAAAGCGAATAGAATCCTCGAGACATGTAGTCTTCGAATTTGGCGCCAAAGCCTGGTATCTTCAGAATCTTTTCGGCCGCCATGGCAATTTCGCCAATTCGTTCTTCGGGAGTTGTGCCTTCTCGAAGGTATCCACGTTCAAGGAAAAGCCGCGCATCATCATTTAACCATTCAAAGGTTTTTTTATTCATTACGATTTAATCAAATAAGTCTTCTTCTCCATATGACTTGTCATTTTTCGAATATTCGATTGGCCGCCGGGAAAAGAAATCGGTAGCCGTATTGCCGAGGACATCTTCTGAAAACCAAGTTGTCTTCTCAATCAACGATATATCTATATCTTCAAAAACCGGCTTGATGCCAATTTGAATCAGAGAATCATTCAGACGGTTCTTGATAAAATTCTTTACAATGTCAGAGGTTAAATTTTCTGACCTATAATTGTTTAACGACCAATCAATTATCTTCGCTTCGGCTTCATATGCTTCGATGCATTCCAATCGGATTTTTTCAATGAGCTCATCGTCGAAGAGTTCAGGATGTTCCACTCTAATGACATTGATCAGTTTCATTCCAGCCATGGCATGGAGAAGTTCTTCCCTCGAAGTATATGCCACTTGCTGAGCCGTATCTTTCAAGACGTTCTTAAAGCGATTGAAGTAATTGATTGTGTAGAACTGAGAGAAGAGCGACACGTTTTCGACGTAGAGGGTAAAAAGAACTAAAGAGTATACGTATTGCTTCCTGGCATCCTTGTAATGCTTCTTCAAATACTTTCGAAGATACTTTACTCGATTCTGAATTATATCGAGTTTCAAATTCTCTTCGAAGATGTGTTCCATGTCGAGCACCTTCAAGAGCCGCTCATAGGCATTGTTATGAATAACTTCAACGTTGGCCATCACGTAGCCCATATCGACAATCGATGGATGGGGAAGATTTTCACCAATCTTGGCCCAAAATGTTTTGACAGCAACTTCAATCTGAGCAATTGCAGAAAGAGACCGCGTAATCATTTCCCTTTCCTGATCATTTAGATTTACCTTGAAATCCTGAACGTCAGATTGAAAATTGAATTCTTTGTCGGTCCAGCATCCATTATGCATAGCATTGATGAATTCGGTTGTCCACGGATAGTGATCCGGCTTCCGATATATCTGTTCGTCGAATATTGGCATAAAATACTATATATCACAGATTGGAATTTTAGTGCACCTATTTTTACGTTTTATCCATCCTTCTTTTATTCTTTTACACTGTTCTTCGAAGATCATAGAGTGATTCCATTTATACTAGAACAAGATTCTACTGTACGTGGAAGTAAAAGTAAACAAAAAAAATGCAAGGAGGTTAGTCCTTGCATTTGAATAAGAGCATTTTATTTCAAACAACTCATCTAATGTGGCCGCCAATTTGGCTTAATTGCAAGAAATGCATCTTTAAAACGCTTAGGGAGTGAATCATTGCCGAACGTGTAGCCGAGTTCTAACTGGTGAAAAGCGTTCGCTTTCGAGCCAGATCCTCTAATCTCATCATAGAATTTATTCACATCGGCCGGTGATAATCCTTTATTCGATAAAAAAACCCTAATAGTGTCGACACTCGTTCTCCTTCCTTCGGCCGAATTAGCAAAGTCGTAATATTCTTGTGCCATAGATGTGTAATCGTCATTATCAGCGGTAAGATGGAAAGAAGGAGTAGGAGCGGAAGCAGTCGCGGGCCCGCGCGCGGGATTGGCAACAGCCATAGATTTAGTGTCCATGTCAGCAGCTGCTGCACGACCAGCTGCCACATTTTCTGCTGAAGCTGCCACAGATGCTGCTGTGTCTGTGTTGTTCAATGCGGCTTTAATAGTATCCACGTAGCCAGTAGTAGCGGATTTCCCCTCAAAATCCCGAGCAAGTTTAATAAGGTTCTGTGGATCTTTCTCAGCTAGTTGGAGAAGTTGATGTTGATCGGCAGGATTTAAACCATCCATCATCGAGTCTATGGAATATTTACAGTCTTCACCACTTTGACCAGCAAAAAGTTTTTTCAAGTTAGGATAGCCAGCCTCCTCCCCTGTTTGTATCAAATTCAAATGCATTTTTAAACTTTCGACTCCGTCATCGCCGGCGGAACTGCCCCGCGTGATATTCTTGATAGCATTATCCATTGTACCATTTGCATCAATCTTAGAATAGTATTTGGAACCATTTAACTCATGCTCATGTGTGTACTCCGATGTCGCAGTCGCTGCTGCAGCTACAGGAGCGGCAGCAGCAGGAGGCGCTCCAGCAGGAGGCGTAGCAGCGTTTACAATCCCAGAACCAATCTTCGAAGCACCTTTTAGCGCCTCACCGGCGACGGCAGTCGCACCGATGGTCGCGATAGCTTTTCCTGCTGCCTTTATGCCCCCGACCGCAGCCTGCTTAGCAACCTTTCCCCATTGGAATTTACCACCGGCTTTCTTTTGAGCTATGACTTCTTTTGCACCTGACACGGCGGTTCCGCCGATGGCGGCGACAGCTACTATACCTTTAGCCGCCGCAACCTTAGCTATCACGGCTGTTGCTAATGCGCCAACACCACCGGCGCCGACAACAGCCAAACCACCAATAGTAGCTATCAATCCTAGGCCACCCCAGAACATGATTGGATGCTTCTTGGCAAAAGCTCCGGTCTTCGAGACACGCGATTTGATTTTGTCTAAGAAACCGGGACTCTTCTTTGCTTCAGGACTATTTGCTAATTCGTCTTTAATCGATTCAGCTTCAGCTTTGGCTTCTGGCTTGTTTAAGAGCGCTTCCACTTTCTTAACACCGCCAGGACCGTTCGCGATATCGACCAACTTCTTAAAGTTTGCAGGATCGTTTTCGGCCATGGCCATTACCGCCTTCATCATCGCCTCTTGACCAACGGCTGCAGATGCGGTCTGTTGCGGCACGGGAGGAGGAGTAGACTTTGCAGAAATTACTCGAGGAGCTGCAGGAGTATCTTGCGGCACGGGAGGAGGAATTACTGAAGGTTGTTTCGATGTCTGTTTGGCCGCTGTCTCTCCTGCCGGCGCAGCTGCGCCGGGCGCAGGCGCTGCTTCTTTTGCTTTTGCAGCAGTGCGATTTATTATTGGAGGTAGATTTGCACCCTTTCGCACGTTAGCAAGAATATCTTTGCTCTTCTGCGCGGCCGCCCCGATGCGCGCTAACAGTCCCGAAGCCGCAGGTGCAGTACCTGTAGAACCTCGAGGTTCAGAAATTACTGGAGGCTCATCGGCACTCCTTCTTCCGAAATTCACGGGGACAACGTTGGCCGGGGCAGAAGCGGCACGACGTGCGGCTTCTTTTGCTTTTGCTTTGATTTCTCGGGCCTCGCCCGGCAATGGTGGAAGTCCCGCTGCAGCGCGTTCACGTCTCTGCCGCGCAACATCCGCCTTAAGATCTTCAAAATCTTCGTTTAGAAGATCATGGTCTGAGATTGTCCGATGAGCGCTTTCGCTTAGTACACCTTCATTGAGAAGATTATCTACGCATGCTCGGGCTTCTTCAAGACGACGTACGTCATATTGAAAAGCCTCGCGTAAGATTTCCGTATTACGCTTACTCGCCTCCTCATTCAGGACGCGCTTAGCGGATTCATGAAGATGCATACTGCAAAGTTACGCTTTGACTTTGATCGTAGGAATCTTAGTTTCTTTGCCGAGCTCATAAAGAACCGTAATGCACTTGACACCATTCTCATGAATAAATTCTTCGAGCTCATCTTTGCTCAGAAGTAACGTCGCTTCTTCGCCATCTTTTTTACAGACGGCCACAAACTTAGGTTTGTCTGCACTTTTCTTAGGAGCTTTAGTCTTCTCAGGAGCTTCGTCGGGAACTTCTGCAGTACTATTAGGAGCCGCAGCTGGAGCCTCAGGTGCTTCAACATCCGCCGTTAATCCGGCGACGTCAATATCAGGAGGTGTGGAAACAGCCTCGCCGAGCATAACTCTTAAAGCCGAATCGGAAATAGATTTAAAGGATTTTGTTTGCATGATACGTTTATTTATAGTTTTTTTGCTTTTAACAGATTTTCGAGAGCGAAGAGGCGCGTCAAATCCTTGAATGGCTGCAGTAGACATGTCTTCTTCATTGACATCTCCACTCTTCGAAGAAATTTCTTTCCTACCGCTGATAGCCTTCGAATTCCAGATGATGTAGAGAATGTCGTGGTAAACTCCATCGATTACCCCTTCAATCTTTACGCCATCTCTCCGACCAATTCTCTTAATCTTGGAGATTCGATCGATGAATTCTCGTAGATTCTTAGATTCGCCATCGATGAGAGTGAGATTCGAAGTATCAATATCGGCTCGATCGAGCGACGTACCAAATGATCGAGCCGTTGTATTAGATGAAGTGAAGAAGAAACCTAGATTGGCCGGTGCATATGATGCCAATTTCGAGGAATCATAGCCGCTTCCTGCAAAAGGTTTGCGTCTACCTTGATATGCAACTTCAATAGGCATTAGATATCTTGGAGGCGTTTGACGATGCACATGTCGGATTTGACAGAGCTCATCATATTGTCTGGAAGGTAATTAAGAAAAATTAGGAATGGCTTCAGTACTTCCCACAAATTCTTTTCAATTCGAAAAAACATCATATGATTGGCCGCTGAAATTGGAAAGACGTTGTAGATTGATATGATATGATTGAGGATCAGCCTTTCGCGAATCTCTCCACATTCTATGTATTTTCGAAGAAGACGCTTAATATATTTGAACTTAGCCAGATCATCGTAGAATTCCTCGATCGATAGGCATTGAGGATTTTGATAATGTCTAATAGCATAGGCCTCGAAGTTGCTCTCCGTAAGCTTGCCAAATAGCTTCAACATAATAAAGCAAAGGGACTGAGGGCCATCAATACATGAATGTAATCGGTGTGGCCAGAAGTACACCCGAGATAGACGTAAGTGTATCCCCCGCATCTTTAAAGAGATAGGTAGGTTCAGTCGTGAGAATCGTGCAAGAGGATGTATTTTGACCCAGATAATTCTTCTTCTGAATTGTGCCGATTGTCGTTGCAACGACGCGGACAAGCAACGAATCATAGACCGTCGTTGCTGTAGATCCCAGAGCCAATTCCGAATTTATTAAATTTATTGCGCGCATATGCTTTATTTATCCGAGTATTACTAACCGGCCTTGTAAAGATAGCGGCCGGTTCCAACGTCTAGAAATATATCGACCTCATTCTCAATGCCCACGTCTTTGAGATATGAGAGCTGCCGATGAGTCAGACGGGCATTTGTATCAATATCAACCAGTGTTTGATTGTGTTCATGAACCAGCCGCGCCCATCCACGTCGGCCAAGTATTTCATCGGGCGTATATGGCATGCCTCTAAGTTCTTCGGCTTCATCTCCCAAGATATCCTTGGCTACCTTCTCATGTTCCATTCTCGATCTGACTGGATATTCCTTTCCAGAAGGAGAGAGCCATCCGCCATAGCCGCGGCTTTCACAGAGACAAACATCTCGAATGGTTTGATAGAGAGTGCAGGCCATGATTGGAATTTAATTGTTCTTCACCGTTACTCTATAGAGATCTTTTTGATAATCATCGATTATCGAGAAACCCGGCTACCCATACCCTCTTAGAGACTGGAATTGCGCCGATCGTCATTATCCAACCATTCGGCCACAAACGAAAGAAGTCTTTGAGCTTGCTCAATCTTGCTTTGAATTCCAGGAGGAGCTTCATTTTTTCGATTGATCAAACTGGCAACACGCGAAGCGGCTTCTTCACATTGATCGGCGAGTCGAGAACTTTTAGTTTCACCCATATCCTCTTTTACCGTCTTCTTTTCTTTGCTATTTTCGAGAGGCGGAAGCTTAAAATGTTTTCGAAGTTCATCGCCATAACTGGCAATGAAATGATTGAACTGAGGCATGAGCTCAACATCGATGCCTTCTGTTCCTTGACCGGCTATCAATTGCTTCAGGGATTCGGCGTGATCATTGGCATATTGCTTATCGAAAGTGGTCATAACATCCGCATCTTCTCCGAGAAGTGCCACCATAGCCATTTCCTTCAAACGCTTAGGCATTGGTTCCGAGAAGCGCTGCTTGGCTTTAGGTTCATCGGCTCCAAGCTTTCCAGAGGGAGCCGTGTTGGCAACCTTCTCGGCGGACTGGGCACCGGATTGTTTAGAACCAGAAGCCTTAGGATCCGAGGCGTTTCTAGACGCGGATTTTTTAATTGCCGCGGTAGTCTTAATTTCGGTTTTCTCTCCGTCAATCTCATCAATCTTAGGATTCCCCTGAGCCGAAGGAGCCGTTGCACGCTTGGCCGAAGCTTTAATCGCCGCAACATTGGCCAGATCACGCTTTTCGCCATCAATATCTTCGGCTTTGGAAAAGCTAGTGCCCATGGGCAACTTCGGTTTACAATCTCCCATAGCCTCAATTCCAGACTGATCATCTTGATTTACATCGGCACTTTTATTGACGAGATGGGCGCCTTTGAATTTCCTTTCACCACTAGCCGCAGGCTCTTCGATACCTTCTCGCACCGTCGAACCGGCTTTATTAACGGCTTTCTGAGCTTCGAAAAAAGCTGCCATGGCCATGTTGATACGTTCGCCCCTAGATTTCCCCTTGAACTTAGCGTCATTGGAATTTATAAAATCGTTAATCCATTCGGAAGTTGGTTGGTTTGCCTTGAGTGCCTCGATAACCATTTCTTTCGACCAATCGGTCGCTTTACGGCCTTCCGAAACCAGATCCCAGTTGCTACCGCTTAAGTTAACTTCAACATCTCCGCCATCTTCATCCGTGCAATAGGCCGTATCACCAAGGATTTCATCGACCACACACCACTTTCCATCAATACGAAGCTCAGTGCCAACAGTGATGTCTTTATGGCCGGCTTTACGGCCTTCCGAAACCAGATCCCAGTCGCCATAGACGTCGACTTCAACATCTCCGCCATCTTCATCCGTGCAATAGGCCGTATCACCAACGATTTCATCGACCACACATCGCTTTCCATTGACGCGAAGCTCTGAGCCAACGGAGATGTCCGAAGACTTATCACCATCATCATCATCGGCATCATCGTCTTTATAGCCGGCCATATGATCGGCAGTATGGCCTTCAGTAGTTACGACTTTTGGCTTAAGCTTCTGAGCCGATTCATCGATGACTTGATAGGCGGCGAGGGCAATTGATTTAGTAATTTTATCGGAGAACATAATAGATTATTGTTATTGAAAGTATTTATAGGTTGCTAAATTCCGGCTGAAGGAACCGGAAGAAGAGGAATATTTGTAATATTCGGATTTACGGGATTTACGCATATCATTTTCGGAGAATCCGTCTTTCCCTTACTCGTTTGCAATAGGTAGTAATCATAGACCGATTGAAGTCCTGCATGGAGAGCTGCGATTTTATGTCCAACCCAGGCTGGAAATTCGGGATAATTTGGCAATGCTGCAAAGAGATCATCGGCCATATCGGCGATCTCGTCGAGTTCCAGACGAGTTATTTCCATGGAATCGATATCCTTTCCGCCGTCCATGCATTCAGTCAAAGGAGGCTGCTCTCTCTTTCGAGGATTTGCTCTATTGAAATCCGAGATGGCCATTTTTACTCGAGCAGATTCGGATTTCCCGGAAAATCGGCTTTGATTGGATTTCTTATATTCTTCGATTAGGTTTTCGATTAACTTCGAATTCGATGTTGCAGGAGATTTGGTAGGCACACCGCGCTGTTTGCTATCACTCTTACCATTTGCCAAGTTCTCTTTTACACAGTTGTTAACACGCTTATCACCTTTAATCTTCGTGCCCTTCTTACGGTACCCTTTCCAGCACTTAGAGTCCAATCGCTGTTTGGCTTCGTTGACTTCCGATCCAGAAATTAGCTCCAGCTCGAAGTCATACAATTCATCCTTCGTGAGTTCTCTTGGATATTGAATCGTTCCATGCCGCGCGCGGCCGGCCGGCGGGCCATCGCTTCCAATGATGAATCCCTTTGGCTGAGCACCCATTCCCATGGGTCGATTGCGAAGTCCATATGTCCACCGTGGGCCAGTATAATCTTCGGAGAAAACCCTATCATCGATCGCTTCATCGAGCACTTCTTCAAGCTTATCGCCAAACGCTGCAAATGGTTCTTGTTTATTCTTGCCAGCTTTAGGTGTATTGTCAACGGCAGCTTCCACTACAAACTTAAGTGTTTCATTGAGCTTAATGAAACCCAATCGAATTTTTTCCAAGGATGTGCTCATATTTTTTTAATCTTTTCCGCGTCGACATTGGCTGGTGCTAATTTTTTATATTTCTCAAAAGCCGCCTTTATCGTGTCTTCCGCGGTGCCAGGATACATTTCAAGATGTCGAATCTTGAAAACCGGATAATTGAAGTATGGATTAGGTTTGATAGTCTCTTCATAAACTCCATCGCTTTCGTCGAGTTTCTTCTTGAATCGCTTAAAGGCTGTTTCAATTATCAGAAGTTCGGATTCATGGCCTTTAATAGGATGGAATCTCAAGAAGCTCTCAATGATAGTCCGATCAGTTTCGCGAGTTAACAGACCTACAATTTTGATAGCTCGTTCAGATATCTCAGATTTCGGTTGATTTACCTCTCTAGAATTATTGATGTAGTGTCCTCGAATTTCTTCGGGAGACCACTTATTCTCCATCGACTTACGGCCCTTGAACCACGTAATTAACTTCCCATCTGAATCAATAGACTTCGGCCAATCTACGGCTTCATCGGGATCGGAGGTTTCGAAAGGCTTTCCGTTTACGAAAAGCGAACCATACCTGACTTCAAGCTTGTCTGTAGCTTTGAGAGCAATTTCGACATTCTTCGATTCAATCGATTCATTTTTCTTCGAATCCATCAATTTCGATACCTTTGCCATGAGCATTTTGCGATATAATTCAACAGAGCCATAGTTCTTGATAGCATGATCGACATCTGGATTTATAATTAACTTGTTAATCGAATCAATGTCCATTGCTCTATCATCAGCCGATTCTACCACATCATCTTTAGTATTCTTAATCTTCTTATTCCCAAGAAATTCTGAGGCTGCTTGTTTTGCTTTCATGAAAGCCAGGGGAACACCGGCCGGCGTGTGGTAGATTTCATTGCCAGATTTGGCATCCTTTGCATAATATGCCACCGTGATTCTATTCATCAGATTGAAAATAACAAACTTCGAACCATTAGATAGAACTGCTTCCTGTGTACCTACATCTGGATCGACTGTTGTCCACTTCAAGTCTTCTTCATTGAGCTGCGTATGTGATTCGATAAAATTCATGTTACTATTTATTGATGGCTTCAATATCCTGAAGCCAATGTTTTTTTGAATCATTCGTGACTAGGAAATTAGGTCCGCGCTCCATGATCTGCAGAACTTCGCCCCCCTTCAAGCGAACAGGGTCTCCAACATTAAAGATCTCTCCGCGCACGTAGGCTTCACGAATAGAGGATAGGGGCGTGAGTTGAATGTGTTCACGAAAATTAACTGTTTCCTTTAATCCCATGCGCTTACGAACAAGATTGAACGCAAAGATTGAATCATTATATCCCTTCGGAAGGCCCTTTGAAAAGGATACCAAATCTCCGTCTCGGGCAGCCTGACGCATCTTAGAAGCTGACATGCCCTCGACGGAGTCTGAGTCCGGATCGCGATCACCGGCCGAGACTACATCGATGCCGCTAGGAAAGTCATAGAAGCTTCCATTCTTCTGCTTCTGTCCTTGATACTTCTTTAGTAGATTCGAGAAGTCATCAACTCGATCCTCACCGACAATCAGAACGAAACGAGCAAATCCATCTTTATATGCTTTCTCGGCAACGTCAAAGATAGTCTTGATGGATTCGTCCTCGATGATATTACGACCATGCTTGGGAAACATCGAACGCATCAGCTTAATCTTCTCGGAATAATGAAGAGGATTCTTGTTCTCATCTGTAGACTGAGAGACGTAGATCTTATAGGCGCCAGTCGCTCTAGACGCCACAGCATTCAGAAGCTTTTCATGGCCAATCGTGGGAGGATTGAATCGACCAAAGGTGACCGTGATCTCTTTGATCGTCGCTTCGAGGAACTGACGAAATGATTTAAGATGACTCATATTCACATGTCAATTCATAGCTTTAACCATCGGCTTTGGTTTGCCCTGTGAAATACGATCGATCGCAATGTCTTTGACTTTGACGTCCATGATGGCCATGACGCGCCCGAGTTTCGCGCCGCCGCCCGACTTGTTCGTATCCATAAAAATTATAGGATGTTTCTTGAAATAATTATTATATGCCAGGGTTGCATACTCGAGCTCGAGCTTAGCAAATTCGCTTTTGAACTTACTTGTGCGGAGTTCATCCAAGGCCGATGAAGGAATCGATTCACCTGCGCGTCCTGCGGGAAGATCTATATTGGCTTTGCGGCAAAGATTCATAATATTCTTAGTCGCCTCGGCCGTCTCGATCGAGATGCGGAATTCTTTGATGTAACCGCTATTGGTCTGAACCACGGCCTTGAGCTCATATGATTTATTACCCAGAGCCAGATCGCCCGATGATTCCGTGCCTGCCAGAATAACTCCATCGATCAGGTAATACATCAGAACCTCGCCAGGGCCAAAACCATGCTGCTCGCCATAACGAAAGAATGCTGAGAAATTCAGAGCCGAAGTCCGGAGGAGATCAATGGCCACATTAAGCTTCGAAGTGGCCGAATCCAGAGAATTTAATTTACGCAAAGCCATCAGCACGGGGCTCTGGGGATCGAGGTTCTTAAAGAATAAATTATTCAGGAGGTGCCGAATTTCATTTTTATGAGTCGTGCTCTTGAATCCATCGAGCGGAATATCCACGGACGTGCAAACTTCAAACTGTTTGAGCCAAACTTTATCCAGCTCTTGCTCCCCTTTAGCTTCATTCAACTTACTCGATAGACTATGATAGGCTCTAGACCTTCGCCGCTCAGCGCGCTCGATTACACGACGAGAATTCGCTTTGCGATAGGGAAGACCAGCCTCGCGAAGAGGACGACGACGCTTGTAGGTTTGTAGATTGATTAGGCCGTCATCGTCGACGTCATCAAGTGTATAGTCTACCGGTAAACGATCGTTGAATGTGCTACCTGAATTCGTGTTTCCCATAAGATATACTCGTATTTATACGATTTGCAGGTTCAATAAAAACCCCATAGAGGTTAGTCTACGGGGTTTGAAGAGAGGAAATTATTTTGCTATCTTACTAACCGGTTTACTGGACCACATTTTGCAGCTCCAGTAGTTAGCTTTCCATTTAGGGCCAGGATTCTCACAGTGATGCCGCGCGCGATAGTTGCGCCGGCGCCCTAGATTATCCCGTTTGATTTCCATATTAGGATCTCCAAATCCCAATTTAATTACGTTACCCTTCTCATTGGTAACATACACTCCGAACTTCTTTGGCCCTTTCGGCGTACGAAAAGGTTTATTTAATTCAACCTTTCGATTTTGATATTCGGCTTCTAGGAGCTCCGTGAACTCGCGGAATGTCAATAGAATTTCTTCAGACATGTATTTTAGCCCCGGCGCGATGAATTGAAAGTCAGAGCAATTTAATTGCCTTTACGATTCTGAATGATAGTCGTAATTTCACCGAGCAGGTCGGAGATCTTCGAGAAATCACTATTGTCACCTTCGTCCTCCGACCCATGCGAATAATAGTTGCCCAACTCGGCGAAAAATTTCTCAGCTTCATTCGAGTCAAACTCTTGGAAAAGGCCGACGGCCCGATCAACAGAATTCATATTTTCAACGAGACGGTGGCGAAGAGATTCGCCCGGGCGAGGTGTGGAAGTTATGACGGTTTTAATTGCTTCGTTGAGTTTCATATTTGTTAATGGTAGTCTATTTATGAATCCATTAATCATTGAAGCCATGAGTCATAATGTCTGCCAATTCTTTGCCAGTGATCTGTTTCTGGCCATTCTTTTTTCGTTTCTGAATCATTTGCGTGACCGTGTTATAAAGAGCGGCCGTGTCATAATCGTTGGCCACATCGGCACGATCGGTTTTATATAGAATGTCATTTGCCTGATCGATCACCTTATCAGCGATATCGCGATCGCCACTATCACCAACCTTAGTTACACCAGATGCTTTAGCATCAAATTTGCCTTGAATAGGATTTTTGAGAAATTTAATTAAATCTGAATCGTTGATGTTAAAGCTCTTTGTGATTACTGGATTATCGTAATAATTCCTGTCGGTCGAAGACCATTTTTGAGATGTGACTTCTACTTTAATTTCAACCTCATTTTCATTATTGTTCTTCGAAATCATGACTCGAGCAACTTGTTTACCATCTTTCACGAATCCGGCAAAGATCTCCGTGACATTGCCATTTGGCCCTTTGCCTTTAGACGGATTTGTATAGCTTCCTATTTCGCTTAACATGTCAGCGACTTTCAAGATAACGGCCGCTTCTTTCGGAGTGGTGACTGTCTTAGAAGAAAATGCTTCATTGAGTAGGACTCGTTTAATTGCTTCGTTGAGTTTCATAATTGTTGTTGTTATTTGTTGCTGTTATTCTATTTATAGCTTTTAAGTTTTGCGCTGATTACCCTTCACGGCATTCAAATAGAGTGAAAAGTGATAAAATGTCTTTTGCATGTCCCGGTGATGACTGGGTATTAGGAAGAATTAAGATTTCTGCCACCCTTTAATTATGTCCCCCTCCGGTGAAAAATTAGCTCGACTAAATTCTTGTCTATCCACCAATTTGAGCATGTTACCTCCTATGCCTACCACATATCCTTCAGGCGATGTTTTCCTCAGTCCACTCTTCGTCTTGAGGAAAGTATTCACGCCGCCAAGCTGATTCAGCTTCGCGATCAGAATCTTTTTGGCATCGACTAGGATCTGCTGCAGCGTAAAGATAAGGACCAGGTTATTCACGTTATCGCCAGAGAAGAACTCCATGCGCGCCTGACGTCGAAGATCGACGGCTTCTTTGCCCTTAGACGTCTTCTTCTCGGCTTCTTGCTTATCGAAGCGAGCCTTCATCCAGTTCATCAAGCCAGCCACATGCTTGGCCGGATCGCCAATCTCTTGGCCAGAGCGAACCTTGGAGTTGGCATAGGTTTCTAGCTCTTGAGCCAGATCCGAGCTCGCCTCGATGGCATTCAGTGTGTTTGGAGAGATCTTGGAGAGAGTTTGATCGGCCTGCTTCAGAAGCCTATCGATCTGAGCCAGATCTGCAGGATTTATATTTGGAGCGCCGGTGCTATTGAGATCTGCCGTTTGCCACCAGACCGATGGAACTTGCTTCATAGCCTTCGCATTTATTCCAGGGACCGGTTCAAGAGAGCCAATCTTACCAGCATATGACGTATGAAAGACTACGCCGATCTTGGCCACCGATATTTTCTTGCCGATCTCCGAGTCGATCGGAACGGCATAGACGATTGTATTTGGATGGAACGTAATATATTCCTGCCCTTCGATCGTCTGGCGCGCCGTGTCTTCCGTGAACATGATGTCACCTTGAATGATTCCTCGAATGCCGAGCTTGGGCAGTTCGGCCAGAGCGACCTTCATCTTGTTATTAAGATCTCCGGAGTCGATGGCCGCGTCGATGTCGGCCGGTGTTTTATATACCTCTGGAACCTTATTGAAGATTGATTTCTTGGCGACGAAGAATTTGCCATCCGCCACATCGATGCCGCAGAAGATTGCGGGCGCTCCATCCCACTTGACGGTCACGGACATCGGCTTCTTATTCTTGCCGAGCAATGAGTCGCGAAGTGACTTTAAAGTCTGAATAGCTTTCTTAGCACCAGAGACACCGGAATATAGGACTGAGTCCTCGACGTGCGTAAGATGTCCGGCCCCTTCGGCTAAAAGAAATTGAATAAAGCTTTTCATTTCAGGGTGTGAATCACTTCAATCGGATTGAGCTTAGAGGCGGATTTAATGATAGAATTTAATCGATTCGTTGTCTTTCAAACCCCCATGGCTTTAGCCTAGGGTTGTTGACAGTTGTTGTTGGTTTATTTATCCGTCTAATGATCCCATCCCTCGATGACGTCTGGACTGAACTTAGTTCTCAGAATAAGCACGAGTCATAGTTGTTGTTATCTGACTCTATTGCTTTTTAGCGATTCTGACAAATTCAGCCGGACACTTTCTTTCACGACCATTCTGATCATAGACAACGGAGCCAGAAGAGGTAAATCGCAGAAATTTGCGTTCACGTTCATCGCCACCGTTATACGTAACTATGATCGCATCTCCAGGTTTCGCCTTACCCAGGCTGTTCTTGTCCTGTGCATCGTAATTGGCATTCTTGATTGATGCGGCTCGAGTGGCTCTAGAAGCTTTAATATCGGCCAAATCTTTTCGAGCCGCGGCTCCATCACCACGACCAATGATTTTCGTAATAGCCGTGAGAGGTATCGTAGCGATACCCTTTCCAACAACTGAGATTTTAGCCGTCTCGATAGCACGTGCGACGACTCCAAAGTGAGAAAACTTCTTGAGCTTGATTTTTCCAGGAGTAGCACTTCCCAATTCGGCTATGGTTCCTTCCCAAGCTTGTCCTTTAAAGTCGAATTTGACTTTATCGCCGACCCGTGGGCGAATGCCTTCGAGGATGGATTGGGCCGCTTCGTTGAGTTTCATGCTTCAATATTTATACGATTTCTTCCTTCGAAGCTTTACGAGGAGGTTGATAGTTTGGAATATGCTCGAGCACGTCCCCACGATCACAGCACGTTGAAATTGAAATGTATGCGGGAATCATCTCGTATTCGATGAGCGCCTCAGGATCTTTTTGAGTCTTGACGAATCGTGTAGGACCCATGCATCTGGCCGTAGCTCGTGAAGGACTGACGGATTCAATTACATACTTCGATTCTTTTGTCAGGAAGAATACGTCGCCCACTCGCCTCCGCACCTGTCCAGCCGGAACATCTAGCGAATCAAATCTCGAATCAGATTGAATTCGTTTGATTGTTTTATTAGTCGCTTTCTTTGTTTTCATAAATCTTCCTCGAACTATCTGGCCCAACTATATTTTGTATTCAAACCGTATTTTTTACACCACATCGTAAACAGACCCAATTCGCGACCATATGCTTCAATTTCAGCGGGATCGTCGAAGTAGTTCTCATTTAAACATCTCAGCTCGCTCGATCGCTGTTTATGTTCACATAGAACGAATTGCTTAACGTGAACCAATTCATGGGCAACTGCAAGAAGAAGATCGCGAATTGCAATTCCCGAATCGAATGCAATCGTATACGAATTCAATTCAATATCCGGATCGCTGTAGGCTATCATTCCATCATTCTTCATAAGATTACGAGTCGAAATATAGTTGATGGAAATCTTGCTAGTATCGAATAAGAATTTATCCATGACGTAGTTGGTTAGAGAGCGAACATATTTCGCCTTTCGCTCTGAAAACGGAACTTCAAATGTGATTTTACTTTGGCGCATATTTCTTACAGAGTTTTACGATTTTCCATTCAGGTTGAAAGTGCGTTAGCAAATTTTGAACCTGCGTTCTACTTCGCCCTTCTCCAGGACATGTCGCGCGATAGATGGCTCGAAGGGGCGGAATTTCATATTCGACATACCACTTTTCAATTTTATTCTTTTTCATTTCAATAATAGACCTGAGCATTTCCGGAGACCTCAGCATTTTCATAGACCTGAGCATTTCCAGAGACCCAAGCTTTTCCCTCTTGGCTTAGATTTAATTCCCCCTCAATCCAGCCACCAAGACACCGGCTTTGACATTGCCGAAATTCTTGAGAGCCTTGATGCGATACAGCGTCAAACCGTTGACCAGTTTCTTTTCGTTTGTGATTTCGTATTTCATAGTACTATTTATTCGTTCTGCTAGAGAAATTATACAGCGACCGCGAGCAAATTGACATGAGAATGTTTTCTAGGGCCACAACGACTTGCATGAATTCGTGAAAATAAACCGAAAATAAGTTTGTCCCTTGAGAATCAGAGTCTTGCGAGAGGAATGTAGAATCATTGAATATCATGGACTTGCATCAGTCGACATTCTAATTGTGTGAAAAAAGACACTTTTCAGCTCTAATTATATGAAAATGCGCTTTGCGAGCGTCTGGAGAGATCTAATTGTGCGAAAAAAAGGGCTGCTTCGAAGCAGCCCTCTCTGTGAAATCAAAGCAAAATTACGCGTACGTCGAAATCATTCGCACCAGTTCAGCCTCAGAGAGATTGGCACCACCGGCCGCATACATGTTCAGGCCACGTGATAACTTTCTCAAATTGGCCGTCTGTTTCGATTTTCCCTGTTTAAGAACGCCGATGACCTTCAGGCGTTCTGACTTTGAAAGAGAGAGACCAGCTTGCAGAGGAACTTTGTCGCAGATCTTTTCCATGAATTCATAGACCTCTTCGTCGGTTGGATTGATGTCAATCATGTAGGCTCGAGTGCGAATCGCGCCATCCGGATCGAGTTTGTCCATGTTCAGATTCGAGATGAAGATGACCTTGCCGGTGAATTCAAAGTAACGAGGAATCTGACCAGCATCTAGAATCTCTTCATCCGATTGCTCACTGTCCGGATCAACGACATTGGATCCACGTTTATTCCAGACCAGCTTGCGAACTTTCTTGGTGTCCGTTGCCGCCTTCAGAATGTTGCGTGCCTCCTGATCTTTCAATGCATCATCGGAATCGTCGAACAGAATCACGCCGTCTTTGTAACGAAAGAGGAGAGTATACAGACCGGCAGGTGAAGCTGTTCCAGTATTTTTAAAATATCCATCGCCATCTTTAAGTCCAAGTTCGTGGAGCACTTCCTCGACCGTATGGGTCTTGCCGACGCCACCGCGACCGGCAACGAAGAGAGCATTCGAGGATCCAGAAATCGTCATCTTGATAAGATGTGTCAGATCATCGAGCTGCGTGGTAAAAGGAAGTCGTTCAATTAGCTTTTCCACCTTCTGATCAGTTGCATAACGATCCGGTGATCCGCGAGAAACGGATGCGCCGGTACATCCTAAGTTAGAGAGAATCTTCGATTTGGCAATGACTAGCTCGCGAAGATCTGAAACCTGACCAGACCAGACGAATCCTTGCCCTTTCTTGGTGATGTAGTTGGGAAACTCAATGACTAGAGCGTTGAAGATAAGCTCGCCGGTTTTACGATATTGATCGTAGACGGATCCAGGACCATACTTCTTGAATTTGTTATCCTTAATCATCGCGATGATGCCATCGTAGGCTTCTTCGGGATGAACAGACTCGATGAGGATGGAAGCTCGGCAGAGATCCAAAGACTCATTGAGATCGATTTTTTTAGGAGGGGTGAGAAAGTGACCAGATTTCACATCACCCTGGAGCATGTCGAGAATCACTGGAAGAATTTGTACTAGGGATAGCTCAGCATCGAATTTGACGTGAAGCGGATTTCCATCTAGCCAAACATCGGCCGAAGTAACTCCACTCAGGCCAATTGAATTGGGCGATGACCAGTTGATGCGAACCGAACTATTATCAGAAGGAATGAAAAATCGAATGCCATATCCATGTCCAGACTCAGAATTAGTAAATTCCTCGGCTTCTGGAAAATTAAAAAGATCCTTGCCGAGTTTTCGATGGATATATGACTTAATTAAAATAGCCGCCTTATGAAGGCCAGCTGGCGATATTCCTTCAGCGAGGTATGATTTGAATGATTTCATGTGTGCTTACGGTGTTTATGGTATTTATACACCTCACCTGCTCACTTCTAATCCATTCTCGAGCTTCTTCGCGATCCTCTTCTGTCGTCTGCATGGCAATGAAAATATCATCTAGACTCATGTCTGTCACAACAATTTCAGTTTTCATACTCTGATATTTGAAATTGATATGCTCTTCCGACCTTTATCCCATGGTTTAATTGAATTGGATTCAGATGGAGAATCGCTTTCACTTCCAGAATCGATCATCGTCTGAGCTGATGCATTTACATCGTAGAGGCGCATTTTCGCCTTGTCAACGCCAACGATAAACCTTTTGTTGGTAGTCTTATTTGAATATCGATTCTTCAACTGTTTCACCATATATTGGCCAAGCTTTTCAAGTTGTTCCGTTTCATTGATCGAAATCATAAAATCGGCCGTTCCAGTCAAAGCAAATGAATCGGCGACGTCAACCATGTCAGGATCCGATGACTTCATTCCCCCTCGATTTACCTGTGTTGCCGTCCAGATTGGAACATTGAATTCAATTGCCAATCCGCGCAACTCTTCGGAAATAGCTTTGACGAACGAATTAGTATTGACAGACCCCGAAAGACCTTTGATGCGAGCCGATGAGCAGATTCCAATGTAGTCGACAAAGATGATATCTGGAATAAAATTCTTCTTCATCTTGAGCTCGTTGAGGAGTGCTCGAAAATGACCAGAGTGACCGGCCGCTGTTGGATATTCTTTGATGATCAGCTTCCCCTGTGTTTTAGCGGAAATTTTCTTTATCTTTGAATCGAAGATGTCGCGAGGAAGAGATTCAATTTGATCGAGATTGACGTCAAAAAGGTTAGCATCGATGCGTTCAGCAATCCTTTCCTCTGACATTTCGAGGGTAATGTAGAGAACATTCTTTCCCTGCGAAAGGTATGAAGAAGCCAGATGACAAAGCACCAGAGATTTTCCAACATTCACACCGGCCATGATGATGTTCAATGTTTTCTTGGGAACACCGCCACGCGTAATTGAGTTGAGCATGTTAATATCAAAGGGGAATCGCGATTCCTTCTTATGATAATATTCATATCGAGAAGTTGCATCTGAGATATAATCATGACCTACCGACGTATCAAATGTAACAGACAGAGCCTTTTGTAAAATATCGGGAATCGATCCGGGTGCAACATCTTTACGCTTCCCATCGATAATAGCAATCGATTCCATGACGGCCAAGAATACTGACCGCTCTTGACAGAACTTTTCTGTTCGATTTAAAAGCCATTCACGATCGACCTTTTCATACTCAACAAGGCCTCCAATAATTTCTCCAGCTCGATTCTGTGATTCTATAGAACCTTTACCTCCTCCTTGAAGTTCAATTACTAGAGCCGATGGAGTTGGAAGCCTATTGTATTTAAGAATGAAATCGAGGATAAGTTCATAGACAATTCTTTCTCCACCTTCAAAATATTCAGCCTTAACGTGGGGCATCGCCTTTCGGCAATATTCCTCATCGTGGAGAAATGATTGAAGTATTATTTTCTGTAAGTTGGCTTCCATTTAAATTTCCAATTTTATATTCTATAGAATCAGTTAGAATCGAAGTTAGCACATCACCGACATATCGATGGAATTTCAAATCATCTTGAAATTTTCGATTGTGCAATATTGTAAAGTGATATGAAAGTTTAATCGAATCGATTTGAGTTTCCTCACAGATGCCGACCCGATCATATTGATAGACTGTTCCTTTATACGGACCACTCAAGAGAACGATCATTCCACATTGATCGTGCAGGGTGTTAAATACGCCGATGCGATAGTCGATGTCTTTAATCGGCTTCTGCAGCATCCCCATCATTCGCAGAATTTGAAGGAGAGGCGAGCATTTCCGTATTGCCCAGAGAAAAGGTCGATTCAACATATTTTTTGAAGTCAGTATTATTAAAGATGACATCCCAGAAACTCTTATCGAAGGTTTGTTCTTCGCGAGTGCTTTTGGAAAGTTCTTTTTTTGTCGATGGATTGTAAGCTACATACCATCCATTCTTTGGCTTGATGACAAATCCACCGGCTATAGCTACATCAAGGAGACCTGAATAGCGCTGAATGCCTTTGTCGAATCCAACCGTGATCATGATCTTAGATTTTTCCTTGACGAAGCGGGACTTTTCAACATTGATGACAAAGCGATATCCATGGAGACCCTCGTCATCTTTATCCTGCTGACGACCAAGAATCCAAATATTGTCCGCCGAATATGTTATGCCGGTGCCACCTGACACGATCGTCTTCGAATACATTTCCTGTGTCTCATAGGTATGAGCAATTGATATCATTGAAATGTCCTTGAGCTTTAGAATCGGCGTGACCATTCGAAAGAGACCCTTCAGAGCTTTGGCTCGAGTCATGTCGGCTACAGACTTTTCATTGATCGCATCTTCAACCTCTTTCTTCGAAGCCAGATTACCAATGGAATCAATCATGATAATTACCTTGTCTCCTCGATTCAAAGTATTCAATTGAGAAACCAAATCAAATTTAAGTTCTTCAATGTTAGTGATAGGCGAATGAAAGACACGCGCCTCATCGATGCCAAAGGATTTGAAGTATGATTTCGGAGAACCAAATTCAGAATCGTAGAAAAGACAAACCGATTCCGGATATTTTTTCAAATATGCTGCGACCATTAGAAGACCAAATGAACTTTTGAAATGCTTTGATGGGCCAGCTAAAACTGTAGAACCGGAAGTAATGCCACCATCAATCAAGCCAGAAAGCGCTACATTGATCATGGGAACTTCGGTCGATACCATTTCATTTTCAAATAGATTGGAAGCTTCAAGAGTTGTAGAGAGAGCCAATTTTGAAGCCGCCCGAATTCTAGAGAGGAGTGGATTTTGCAGTGTTTTATCTTTAGGCATAGAATCAATATATCATAGGTTTGTCATAAGTAAACAACCAATTAAAAAAATGTTTCCAATGAAGAAGCTTGTCCAGAATCAATGCTTCTTCTAACATTATCTTGAATGAGGAAATCACCAGGGTAATTATCAAGTGGAAGCTTATTTTCTAGAAACGCCTTTACCATTCGAGCCGCATGTTCAGCCGTTGTAACTGGAACATTCTGGCAGATGTGATTGAAATTCCTCTTGGCATTATGAACCTGAAAGTCTAGGGGCATTTTCATGATCGAAAGACATTCACGAACCGTGAGGAATCGATCTTCTCGATGATGGGTAAGCATCGTTGGCATGTGACCGACAAAGGCTCCGATGATATCACATGGCACCTCAATTTGCTTTCGCATGATGTTTCCGCCCAATCCTAATTTCAAGTGAATATCAGAACATCTTTTGGCGAGTTTGGGAAAGCCATGGGCGTCCATCCATTTTCCAACTCGAAGATAGTCATGACCGGATGCGGCTTCGATTACTCGAAGAACATTGGCCGTCCGCGTTAGCGAAGAAGCAAATTTAGCATGCGACATGCCTCCATGAATTTCTTCGAGCACGTAACGGTAATAAGGATTGTCTGAAGGTGTTTTTTCATTGAGTGTAATGACCGACATTGGATCGGCATGATGTGCCAATTTGGCGCCATCGATAGTCTCTTCGATCCGTTCATGGCAACCAGGATTGCAAGATTCCAACGTTGGAATTTTATCTCCTTGCCAAAAGAAGTAGAAAGTTCGTTCACGAACCTGTGAAAGTCCATGGGTTAAAGATCTGGTTTTGAAGATTGAAAAGGCATAACCATTCTCTCGTCCGATCCGCCGCAGACGCTCCACAACGGGTTCTCCGAGCTTGGATGCCAGCCGTGGCGCATTCTCGCCATACATTACTCGTGGCTTCATGGAAGAGAGGACGTATTCCGCGGAACGGAACATCCATTCATTCATCGGAGAATTGCCCGCGGCGGATTGAGATAGTGCCGAAAGACCTGCGCACGGGCAAGTTGTCGAAACAACATCGACTGCATGAGGATGTTTACCACCTTCATCTAGCAAAATATAGGGTACCAGATTGTCATAGTAGTTTACCAGATGATAATCATGGGCTTTGAATGGCGAATATGACAGAAGATAGTCTGGCGGCGTGTCGAATATATTTTGAGCGGCGAGTGTCATTCCGCCGATAAGAGGAACGATTGAGGCGTGTTTAATCATATAAAAAATTCATCGAGGCCACCAGATATTTGAGTGGCTACTTCTAATTTATCCGATCTTTTTCTATCGGGGACCGGAAAATCTTGGGTGCCATTCCAATAAGGATAGAACTCCCTGGAGAGGTGGATAGAATGAGGTTTCTCCATGAACTTAAAATCGAGCTCGCCCTTTCCATTCAAGAGATAGTCCGTCCAACGAATAAATTTAATTCCACGCTCCTTCGAAAGCGCTTCTACATCCCGATTGAAAGTTCTACGAATAGCATCTCTCTCGTGCCATGAACCCCAGAATGGTTTGCCTTTGTAATAACCAGTCTTTGGAAGCTTGCGCGATTCGTTTTCAAGCGGAAGCAATTCATAGATAGCCGTGTCTTTGATGGGTAACGCATCAACGGCCTGAACATATCGCTTGGCTAAAGTCGCGGCGTTTTCAAAGGCATCACCTTCCAATTGACAGAGATGATGACGTACGTCAATATTGCCAAAGTAGAATTCCGCGGAAGTTACTCTGTCGAAGGAGGTAAACTCTTCGATGAATGTATTAAGCCCCGTTGTCAATGCGCCATTCAGAGTCTTAAATGGAATGGAATTTACAGTCCATCCTGGGCGATGCATGCAAATCGAATGGGAGTCTCCAATGACAATCCTATCCGTGATGTGTGGAAATCGAATCTTGGTACTTTCTCGGCGCATGCGCTCGAGATTTTTAATGTCGACGTCGAGCCATTCGGCCTGAATCTCCTTCTTATTACTCGTCGCATTCTGAATGCGTTCTTCAATCATCTCATCGATCTTAGGAAAATCTATGCCTAAAGAATACACCTTGCCTTTAAATTTAGAAAAGTTTCGTATGTTCCAAGCATAGGGAAATGATTGAACACCTCCAAAGAGATTTAATGTTCCAGCCCAATCTGAACCCCAATACACATATAGTACATCATATTCATTGTGATCTTGATGTGCCGTGCCCGCCCAATTGATATCGACGACGTCGTACTTTCCAGTCTGCCGAATCTGATCCGCATAGATGATGCCTTGGGCGGATCGATGGGATGCCAGACGAGGAACTATGGGGATGAAGGGTGCGACTACCAAAGCCTTAGATTTCTTATTCATTCAATAACCTATTCCAAAGCCATCGCCAGAGCAAAAGTCACAATGGCCATTGCCATAGCCATAGCCATCGCCATGGCCATCGCCATCACCGGAGCCATCGCCAAAGCCATCGCCATAGCCATCGCCATCACCTGAGCCATCGCCAAAGCCATCGCCATAGCCATAGCCATAGCCCGAGCCATAGCCCGAGCCATAGCCATAACAATAGCCATCGCCATTGCCATAGCCATCGCCATGCGAGTTCTGAGAATTTTCAAAGTTGACGGGGATTCTAGTTGGGCGAAAGACTCTAAATTTTATTTCGCTATGCATCATTTTAAGTTATCTTAAGTTTATACGGTTTTGAAATAATCACGGCCATAAAATCTTCGGAAATTCTAGATGTTGAACCGCGAATCGGCACTAGATTGATATACTGATCAACATATTTCCACATTTTTTCATACTCTTTTTTCGTCACAAAGCCCTTAAGCTTCTTACGATGTTTTGGAGCAATGGGAATCTGAAATTCGTGCCGCAACCGTTTGCCGCCGTCATCATAAAATGCGGGAATATTTGCCGCATTATCAGATAGTGCTCCATCATACGCATTAGTGAAATGTTCCATGATTGGATTATCATCGATCGCGACATGCAATTGAATTTCTTTTCTTATTTGAAAAGCTTCATTAAATTTTGCCACCTCCGGATGATGGATTCCCATCGATCGGTTATCGATTTTGTCTCTGAGATATTTTTCAATCTCATTGCGATCATCATATGTCAGTATGGCAAATTTAGGATTGTGCTCAAGACAGTAGCCAAACTGATTGATTCCCAAACGCGAATAGCACTCGAGTGCATTCTGAATCGTTTGTAATCCTTCTTTGCTAATTTTAATGTTAAACATTTTCATAATTCGATATCCTTGCCCGGTGCCATAGCCATTGCCATCGCTATGCGAGTTCTGAGAATCTTCTTCTAAAAGCTTAAGCATAATGATATACTATACCCATTTTTCAGGAAGTAAAATCTAATTCTGCACGATTGTAATTTTTATTCCAAAGATGCCGAGTCGTATGCCCATTCAATATGACTTTACCTTCAGGATGCTTGGCCAGATTAAAACAGTCGGGGAAGATCCAGTTGTAGGGGATGTGCCTGGTCGGCCGTTTTGTGCCGTGGGTGATCGCAATATGCTTAAAATTCATGCATAATTTATCCTCTACATTGAGGAATCGCTGCCTCTGCATTGGATTGTCCGTGTGATTGCAGAAGTAATTCATCCACCTGAGCCAGTCAACGCACATTCGATTCTTCGGAACGAATTCTCCATCCGCGTCGATTTCATACTTGCACTTGCCGTTATATTGTACACCGGTGTATTGAAGCATGCCATCGAAAAAACCTGTGCCTCCAAATAACACTGATTCCGGATCTACGAGGTACGGGCATGACATGGCCAAGTAACGCGCGGCGTTTTTGCATGGATAGAGAGGAGAACGAAATCTTTGTTCAGATTTGAAATATGCTTCAAGAATCTTGGCAAATCCCATCATCGAGTATCGTTTTCCATTCGTCAAGTGCCCCTTAAGCGCTCGCGCGGCCTGAAGCGGCCCACTCAGAAGCCATTCTTTAACGTCGGTTCCTTTTGGATAGTAAATTTGAAAGAGATCTGATCGAGCATGGCGATTTGTTTTAAAATGCTCTCGCGTAGCATCAGCACCTTTGTCCATGAGATGCATCAACGTCCCCCAATGTTCATTGGTAAATGAAAAAACAAGGGCGTAATACAACCTCTCTTCCGCATCCGTAATCATCGACATCAAGTCAATGAAGGGATGTTCATCCCAATGAAGGCGATGGGAGAAGATCTGGAATTCATCATGAAGCAACGTATCTTCGCGCAGATCAAATTTACCACAGAATTCAAAGAACTTCGCTTCGCGTTCATCCTGCGTCCAAGCATGCATCCACGAAAGAACCGGTTTCTTGTTGACGATTTGAATGGTTCGATCTGTATTTGGATATTCAATATTGTTGTTCGAAGAGCTCATAATTATAAATAGAAATGCTGATCGCGGTACGTCAATACCCACCAGCTCTACAATAACCAATTAAGCTATTATGCAGCATAAAATTATTTATCATAAGCATCACATTATCCCTCGTCATATGGGAGGAACAGATGATGCGTCCAATATCATAAACCTCACTATTGAAGAACATGCCAATGCACATAAACTTCTATATGAGAAATATGGAAAAATTGAAGATCGTTTAGCATGGCAAGGTCTTAGTGGTATGATTAGCAAAGATGATATTATTCTACAGTTAATGATTGAAAATGGTCGACGAAGCGGATTGGCATGCAAAGGAAAACCTCTTAGTGATAGAAGGAAAATCCATCTAAGATTGGTTAATCTTGGAAAACGCCAATCCGAAGAGACTCGTAACAAAAAAAGAAAACATCTATCTAAGCGATCAGCCCAATTTCGAAATAGAATTAGAGAAATTAGAAAATATACGGACAATTGCTGTAAAGGTGTTATAGCATACAAAATCCAATATCGCTCTATTAGAGCTGCCGCTAAAGCGATAGGATACTCCCATTCAAGTGTTCGAATGTATTGTCTAGATCCGAATAATAACGATTTCAATTTTGTTTGATATCCTTTTTCCAAGGACGCCAAGAGTCGGTTCGAGTAACAATTGACATATCATGAGGTGTAACGTCCCGCCCAACATTCCACATCAGCCGACGCTTCTTTCCATCTTTGGGAATCACTTTCCACACTTTGGCATCGTAAGTTGCCACGGTCGGAAACGGAGGCATGTCTTCCTCTCTGGCAGCTTGGGCAAATTCTAGCGGTTCAGAAATAACCTTCGCTCGTCCTAATTCGCCGGCTTGCAGATTTCGCGCTACGGCGATACATGTAAACTCGGCATTAGGCCAAGCGATCTGCAAAGCTCGCGCAAGCACACCGGTTGAAATTGCCACGTACACTTCATCGGGTTCAGGAATTTTCGAAGCCACATGAATGATCGCGGCCGTCGTCAGTTCATGTTTCAAGCCAAGAGGAATGAAGTATGCGCCATTCTTAGATGCCCATTCTCTGGCCCACTTATTTAAATTTGGCATCGCGGCGATTCGTTCGAAGATTGGTCGTGCCCCTCGTTCAATGCAGCATGCCTGATGAAGGGAAATCTCTTTGGATGCTGGCATGAAAAGAACAACTTGCTTGCCACTATGCCTCTTCACAACATCACAGAGAGAAACTCCGGCCAGTCCTACACGAGGCTGACAATAGACGAGTGTTTGATTTGGAATCTTTGAGCAGAGTAAATCGCCGGCGCGAGCTTTGGTTCCTACAAATCGTCGCGAACGACATCAACTCCATCATGATGAATTACCATGGGATCTGGATTATACGGAGTCCAACCTTCACAGAGACTGAGGTAATAATCCCGCGCTTCTAGGAGTCCCATTCCCATGGGAAGATCTTTGTTATTTCCATCTATGATGTGTGTATCGTGGCTCATAGAATTATTTAGTCCCGAATAATTTTTCCCAACATGCTTTGCACATTCTAATAAGAGGAGCTATTTCAACTCCACAGAATAAACACATCCTCGATTTCTCAATCTTTTTCATTTGTAAATTTCAGGATCGATCCAGTCAGAATAGTCCGGATGCGTTTTGACGAGCTTGACATATGCGGCTGGAGTTAAATTATTTGCTTTGATAACCTCATCGTAGTAGAAATTTTGATTCGAATCATTGAAGGTTTTTACGAGTCCTAGATCGAGCATCGCTCGATGTCTTCCAAATGGATGGATGATCTTCGAGGAATTGAATATCTTATCGCGGTCAAGGTGATTATATGCTTCTCCCATTCGAACATAGTTTGTCGCGTACCTGATGTAGTCACAGGCAACATCTTCAAGGTTATATGGAACTTCTCCAGTATCGAGACATGCCATTTCCATTACACAATCAAGGAATTCATTCGTCTTCATTTTCTCGGCCGGTTTAGCTAAGTAAGAAATACATTGCTCGGCATTTGAACCATAGAAGAACATTGAATCGCGCACGACATACTGAGGAAACCAATCGGCGATATCTGCTACAATGGCTGCATATTGAAAGTGATATTGTCGAAGACCATTCTGAACATTCCAGTCAAGCATGAACTTGCCTACTTCTCGCAGTGTTCTTTTTTCCTTTGAGGCATTCAACCAAGCAAATAAATCCTTGGCCAGTCGAGGAGCATATTCGGAGAGGTAATAATCGCCTCCGCGCTTATATCTGGATGGCGGCTTGGGAAATGCTGGAAATTGATATCCAACAGACGTGTAGAACGTGCCCTGTTCGTTCCGAACCATTTCGACCATCCGATCTATAGAGTTGGCTCGATGGAGCTTCAGAAGGAGCGTATTGTGATAACCAGAGGGCTTCTGTGCGTAATTGATACCAGATCCACATACTCTGTGGAGAATGAAAATGTAAAACCATTCGGATGGATAAAACTCCGAAGTTTTTCCAGTCCAATTGTGGGCTACCTCATCACGCTGAGATGTAATCTTACCGGCCTTCATCTTCTCCCAGTATGGATGTTCCGGAGTCCACCCATAGAAAACATCATTTACGATCTGGGAAAATCCTGCATACTTACGTTCGACTACATCGTAAAGCTCAACATTCTCCATCAAATCATCTCCCATCTTTGAATCTGTGTGGAGAGTCATGCCGTAGGGAGGATTCTTCGAAGTATTGCAAAGATCTTGCTGCTTCTTAGCCAGATTGTAATATCGAAGAAAGTCTGAGTAGTATGGAGTTGGTGTGATCTTCATGCTAAAATTTCATCATATTGAATACCCACCTCATTGAAAAGATTGCGCGTAAACTGACATGATTCTTTCCATCGTTCCGGAACGTTCTGAATGGGAATGACAACTCGTCTGATGCCAACTTGAATGATACCCTTGGCGCACTCTCCACATATTGGAAGTCCGATAACATAGAGAGTTGCACCTTTCAAAGAAATGCCATGAATCGTTGCATTGTAAATAGCATTCATTTCCGCATGAATCATGAATTTGTACTTCATATCTCGATCATCGAGCCGTTCAGATAATTCATCGATGCCACGTGGAAATCCATTATACCCAGTCGCTAGGATTTTTCGATCGTAGACGGCGATAGCACTCGTGCGAGTGGATGGATCTTTTGACCATGATGCAATTTCCTTGGCCAGGCAAAGAAATCGAACGTCCCATTTATTATCCGGAGGTATGTTCATGGTCGAAAAATTTCTGGATTAAGTGATAATGTTTCGAATAGATGTGCAGTGAACCCACATTCCAATAGATATTGCCCAATTCAACTCGATCAGATTCCAACACCAGAGAATTGTAATCATCTATCAAATCATTTAGAACGTGATAAGCCCAGGCTCGATCATTTTTATATCCATAGACCAGATCATTGCTCCTCATCGAAACGGATGCATGCATTTTTCCATCTCGAATTAAATATTGAACGGCATTGGTGCACATGAAATCTGACATGCCATCCCGACAGAAATCAGACTGCATCTCCGGACGAGTGTAGATCATGCTCGCTCTTCGAGTATTTCTATCATTTAAAAGTGCTTCAAGGCAATGATTATACTGATATCCATTCGACTCTGACCACACACACCAGCCGTAATTCGAATTGATCAACCCACCTTTCGAAGCAACATCTTTCCAGATTTTCGGAACTGTTCCCGGAATATCACTGATAGACAAAGATTGCGATTTATACCACGCAATCTCGCGATCGATGTAGTTCATATCTGGATCGCCAAAGATAGAATTCTCATCGGCGATAAATGAAGCATTGATAATTTCCAGAACCGTTCCACCACCTTTATCATCGATCGAATTACCATACCGCAAAAGTTTTAAAAACTCAAGCCGAATGTCATTAACAAAATTCATATTCAATGATTGTTGCCACGCTTTGGACGATTGAGGAAGTCATGATTTAGATTCTGACCATCCATCTTTTTACGGCACCATGCAACAATAAAAGAATAGTAGTTAATGGCGTCTTTTGCCGAATCTTCAATCGATTCAAAATTTGGCTTATACTCAGGATCGTGGACCATTGCAGCGATGACGGATTCCATTCGAAGCTTCTTGGCATGAATCAGGTCCATGATAGTTCCAACGCCATTCGGATAATAGTCGGCCTGTTTAATTTTCGAATGATCATTTTGATAATCGATAGATTTACGTTGCTGTAACGCAATACATTCGCCGAGAACTTTGACCGATTCGGATTCTTCATTTACCAAGTCGCGAGGCTTTGCAAAGTTAGCCAGTATTTTAGATTCTATAGAGATGCCAGGCAGTTTATATTTCATATTCCATTAAATATACAGAGAATTGAGGTAGTTGTAAATCCTTTAATTTCAAATGAGTTACTTATTTTACAAATATTCGAGATGATGAAAAGCCTGATTAGAATATCTTCAGGAATCGTTCAATCCTCCAGAGAGGAAACTTAGATCCGAATCGGCGAATCTGGCGAAAAATGAAGTCGATCGTGTTATTATATGGATTCCACAAATATCGCGAGTGCCACGTCTTTTGAAAGGCCAGATATGCATCGAGCTTGTGTTCCTGTTCCAGGCGAATTTTTTTAGATTCCGTGTTATCCGTCGCTTGAAATTTAGCTAGGCGGATCGATTTAACATTTCCACCGACGACTTTGGCGACAAATTCAATCCAGTAATCGAATCGATTTTCTGGCATTTCCTGAGATGAAATGAATTCGTAGAAGTGAATATCGCCGAAAAATTCGTCCATTTCACACGTAAAATCTTTATTGAACACGTCATCGTGCTCTAATATAATTCTAAGTTTTTTATCGTTGCCAATAGAATAATGATTGAGCGCCGACGCTAGACTCTTAGTCTGATATACCCGCGAATTGAAATTTACATCTTTCAATTCCATCGGATCTTTAATCTTTGGAAATTTGACTTTAGTTTCACAGATCAGTGTATCGTACATGCCCATATATTTTTATAGTTAAGTTGTGTGTTTGGAAAGTGTGTTTACTATTATTTGCTATCATACTGATCGGCAACACCCATCGCAACCGTGCACGGTCAGATATTCATGGCCTATTTTGATTAGATAGGCCACATCATCTGGATCTGGATGACCGATGCCATGTGGACAAATGCGTTCCATGACTCCCTTATCGGCGCGCCAGTTTTGTGGCCAAGTCTTCATGTGATGGTCTGATGGATTGTGAATGCAACAATGCTGACCACTACATTGCGTCTCAGAGTGTGTTTTCAATATCATAATGTTAATTGCGGGTAGCTCGGCTAAAAAATTATCCTAAAGTGGAGCCAGTTGTCGGGATCGAACCGACGACCTACGGTTTACAAAACCGTTGCTCTACCACTGAGCTAAACTGGCAAATTGGAGCGAGTAGAGGGAATCGAACCCCCGTAGCCAGTTTGGAAAACTGGAGCTCTGCCATTGAGCTATACTCGCCATGCTCTCAGCGCCGAGATATTTATCTCTCCATAGGGCGTGATGGGCGATTATATCGAAGATCGGATTTATTTAAGACATATGCATTATTTAGAATCTTTCTTTCCCACTCAGTCAAATTGACTTTTTTAAAAGTCTCGCCGGATATCGTATTGATTAACGTATAATTTTCTGTTTTCATCGTAAATTGGTTGACTCAGTTGGACTCGAACCAACACTCGTCGCGTTATGAGCACGCTGCTTCGCCTTTAAGCTATGAGTCAATTAAACAAACCGCTCTGGACATTGAGCTGCAGGAGCCGTAAATTGGTACCGGTGGCCGGACTCGAACCGGCATGACATTTTAAAGTCAATGGATTTTAAGTCCATTGTGTCTACCATTTCACCACACCGGCTTTCTTCATCGATCTTCACAATTGATCTTGCCAGACATTTTTTCCTGAAGGGATTGGATGTCCGCATCGACCATCAGACGTGCGAGGTCGGCGCATTTCGTCTTCGGCTCCCAGCCGAGTTTCTGCTTCGCCTTGCTGTAATCGCCGATGAGCAGCTCCACTTCAGCGGGACGGAAATAACGCGGATCAATCTCGACATGTTTGTTCCAGTCGAGACCGGCGTGGCCGAAGGCAATTTCCAAAAATTCGCGGATACTGTGCGTCTCGTTCGTGGCCACGACGTAATCATCCGGCTGTTCCTGCTGAAGCATCAGCCACATCGCCTCGACATATTCCTTCGCGTAACCCCAGTCACGCTTGGCGTCGAGATTGCCGAGGAACAGCTTGTTTTGCAGACCGGCCTTGATGTGGGCGATGGCCCGGGTGATTTTGCGCGTCACAAAAGTTTCGCCGCGCCGGGGCGATTCGTGGTTGAACAAAATTCCGTTGCTGGCGTGCAGGCCGTAGGACTCGCGGTAGTTCACCGTGATCCAGTAGGAATAAACCTTCGCGCAACCGTAGGGGCTGCGCGGATAAAATGGCGTCGTCTCCTTCTGCGGCACTTCCTGCACCAGACCGTACATCTCGCTCGATGACGCCTGATAAAAGCGCGGCTTGAGTCCCGTCTCGCGGATCGCCTCCAGCAGCCGCACCGTGCCGGTGGCGGTGATGTCGGCGGTGTACTCCGGGCTGTCGAAACTGACGCGGACGTGGGATTGCGCGGCGAGATTGTAAATTTCCTCCGGCTGAATTTTTCCGAGCAGCCGCGCTATCGCGCTGCCATCGCTCAAATCGCCGTAATGCAAAAACAGCCGGGCCTTGCTGTCGTGCGGGTCGCTGTAAATATCATCGAGCCTTCCGGTGTTGAAGGTGCTGGCGCGACGGATGAGGCCGTGTACTTCATAACCTTTGCCCAGCAAAAGTTCGGCGAGATAGGAACCGTCCTGTCCGGTGATGCCGGTGATGAGTGCTTTTTTGCCCATATTTTGTCTATTAAGTTAACGGGGTTATAGAATAGGGAGATTGCAGCCGGATATAAACCGACATCTTCAGCTTAGAAAGCTGATGTTTTTACGAAGGGTGACCTCAGTCGCGCCCGCCTCTGCCGAGGCGTTTCATTCGTATTTTAAACTATGCAATCAAAGTGCGGTCCCAGTGCTTATTCCATGTCGGCGTCTTTTCGATTCCGATGGGCTCAAGTCATGAATTTCGCTGTAGCTCATCATGATCTCTTACCAGCTCTTGGCATCGCGACCGCCTTACGGAGGCTACAGTCACTGAATCCACTGGGACCTGTCAGTCAGTCTCTCATGCAACTCAATGAGAAGCAAGGATCTTAGAGATTGCTGATCTGACAAAATTATTAAGCCGAATTGAGGTAAGTCTAGGGACGACGACCCCATCCCCCTAGAACCGGGGCATGAAGCCCCTGTCCCTCAATCCAGCAAATCAAAATGGTAGCGGGTGAGGGATTCGAACCCTCGATCTCAACGTTATGAGCGTTGCGAGATAACCAACTTCTCTAACCCGCGTTAAATTTATTTATAGGCGGCAGCTTTAGATTTGCCGAGCATTTTTACTATGCAATCCAAGCTGGAACCTCTCGGCGTTTCCAAGAAAATAGCTGTCTCTTCTCGCCGAGGTAGTAATTTCTATATGATTTAATCGAATCACCGAATACTTTGTATTCTTCGGGCATAGCCGGAGTCGGCTGTGTAAATGAGCCTTCGACAATATTCTTTGGCGCGCAACTCAAATCTTTCGTCAATCTACTAGTAGCGTGAACCTTACCATATCGGTGCGTGTATTCTTCCATCAGAGAGACAAACATCTCGAATAGCCACGCATAATTAGAAGAACTATGCCTTGCCCAAATAGCCGAAGGATGATTGACGTGCGTGGCAGAATACAGACTTGATTCCCGATTATCGGGAATGCTGTATCGAGTTTGCCTTCGTCCAGTTTTGCTAATCCCTAGGGATTGAATTCCATCCAGAACTCTATGGGAATTCGAAAGCAATTGAGCATATTCGAGAATCATTTTCACGCAATGTTTATCAACGTGCATCTTTGCACAGTCTTTTACATCATGCTCTAGATAAAATATGTTCATATCATTCAAAGAGAAGAGAGTCGCAAGATAGGCACCATGGATCGCGATTCCGAAGGGTGACACTATCAGTCATTCGGCCGCTCACTATCAATACATACATCTCATACGAATCAGTATGCACAGATTTGCGACTCTCAAAATTGTAATCGAGGTTCATTGATTCTACTTTTGGACTTCTGCACGCTCGATAAACATGCTTTCCATAGATACGCTCTTTTCGATTTCTCGGCCGTGGCAATCTACACGGTTAGGATTATTTGAATTCTATTTAGTTTCAGCCTCGCCTCATCCCGTTCGTGTGTTTGCTCTTGGCCCACCGGAATTGAGCAGCTTAGCGCGCCCGAACATCCATGACTTTGGCGCGGACCATTCGAACCGCACCGCGGTGAGGCGCATAATGCCCAGTCTCCGGGCAACGATAGTGAACGCGATATCGAATCGTCGGATTGAGCGATTTCAAGGCTTTCAAAATATTGCGGCCGTCGACATCATTCTTGAGTTTCATAAGCGCGTTCGAGGTACCGCGGCCTCGATAGACCACATTCAGAATACCTGGGAGCGAAGCATCTTCGAAATAAGTGGCGCGATTGCTTCGATGATAGACCAGCCGCCGATCTCGATTTCCATTTTCAATTTCTTGTTTCATTCTGAGATAATACTACCATGAAACATGTGAATGTAAATAAAAAAATGAAAGTATTTTCAGGGCTGAATATCAGGGCTTTGCGCATGCGCGGCAAATTCGCTGCCAATATAACCAGTTGAACCGAATAATATGATCATAACTTATTTTCATTCCGCCACATCGCTCACCAAATTCATTCTGATATAAGAATACCATGTTCCGATTGAATGTACATCTGAAAGATGAAGAGAATTACGATGTCAATAATTCTTGAGGAATAAGAAAATATTCAGAAAATCCTTTAGGCTTTTCGCATAATTGAAGTGACACACGATCTATGCATACATATCCATTTTGAGAAAACTTATCAAAGTCAAATCCGCCATTTTCTTTTTCCACAAATCCAGGATAGTCTTCGATGAATAAAAGGTTTTCTTTTTCTCCTTGATGCATCGACAATTGAAAGATTGGTCTAAAAGTAGTAAACATGTATTCACACGTCTTCAGGACTACCGATTCCATACCTTCGATATCGATTTTGATCAGTTTCGGTATAGGCAAAGAATGTTCTTCTATTAACTTTGGAATGGTACGATAGCTTATTTTTTGCACTGGCATTTCCCTGATGAGTTGACCGGGAGTTCCGATACAGTCACAGAATTTTGTAAATACCTCGTCTTGATTTTTCTCATGTAGTGCCATGAGAATTGTTTTGACATTTGCATAGTCCTGTACATTTTGACGAAGTGCATCAATATTTCTTTCCGATCCTTCGATAGCAATTACATTATATCCTCGCGCGGCAAAATATACAGATAGCACCCCTCGAAATGCTCCGATATCATATACCGTGTCTCCTTCTTTTAGAAATCTATCATAGATCTCAGGGCGAATTGAATTTGTCTGTTCTTCGATGTCATTAGGCTGTACATTAACTACTTGCCTGACTCGCTGCATCGCTTCGTAATGTGTCATCATTTTGATTGATAGTCTATCTGATTAAGAAAGACAAATATGGTTTAAGTGTTCGATAATAGTATTCAAAACATTTTTCAGGAGTATGATTGGCATTGTAGTCATCAAATGAACGCTGTGCGAGAGACACATATCTATTCTGATCGAGCATATATCGGATCTTCTCCTCTGCGTCTTGAAAATCGTCGCGAATAACGCAGTATTCTTTAAATGGCATTGCGTCATTCCTTACAGATTTATTTCTCATCTGAGGCATGATGATCGCGGTTTTAGTTGATGCTAATTCCCAGATCCTCCATGAATCATATGAATTACCGAAATAATGAAGGCCAATCTTAGAACGATTGATCGCTTCAGCAAATTCTAATGATGGCTGATCTCCAGTGGGCTGAGGAGACACGGAGATGTACCAACGCAAGTCACTCATTGCGCCTTGAGCAAGATTGACGATCTTTTCGACAAACGGAATCCGCCGAGCATTTGTTATTCCACCAATGAAACACACATCGATGTCTTTCGTATATGCCGCATTAAAGCGTGAAGGAATAGGAAAATGTATCGGATGTACTACACAGTGTCTAGGATTGCGAGTCTGATCTGTGTACTCTCGATGCATCACAACATCTGGCTTACGATCTGACCAGTGCTGAATATCTTCAAAGTCTGTGTCGTCATGTTGAATCAGAATAGAGTCTTGAAAGTGTTCATTGATTAGACGATTCGTGATTGGAATAGTCCAATCTTCATGAAGATATAAAAATACTGCGCGGTATTTGTCTTTTGGAACAAATGACGTAACATTCCTTTCATCGACGAAGTCACACGAGTATCCTAGTTTCTCAAACGACTTAAAGATGAAAGTCGAATTTGGCACCCATGAATAGTTAAAGAATAAAAAATCTTTCATTTATATTTAAGAGGATAATCCGTACATATGCCTTTGATATCCGGAAGATCTTGGGCGTAATGATGCATCACCGTGATTCCATTCTTTATATATACATTAGGAAAGCACCAGATATGCCCCTTACTTGTCAAAGTCATCTTATCCTTGTCGTGCCAGAACCAATTGATATCGAGCGTAGAAGCATATTGGGCCGCCTCAGTATTCTTACAATGCACCCAGAGATTTTTATTGAAGAAATCTGAATCAATTTGATATTGAGGACCATCATGACCAAGGAATAGTTCTCCATTTATTCTCCAAAGATCGATTTCGACCTGATGGATCAGACTTATCTCAGAGACGTGATCTGGATTGTTCTCGAGGCTTAAGTCGCGACCGTTTATATTGCCTCTATGAGATATGACGAGCATTTGAGTGTTATTCTTTTACGGCTAGCGTATTACCTCCATCCAATACATTCACCCGATAGTTATATGATTTTAACTTATCTCTAAGCTTTTCATTATATTCATGAGAATGTTCATGCTCAAAAAAGATTTCGCCAATCTTAACTCTATCAAAATCCAGAGCCAATAAAATTTTAGCATCATATCCTTCGGTGTCAATAAAGAGATGAGAGATCTCTTTTATCTCAAGAGAGTCAATGACAGTATTGAGGTCTAAGCATGGCAAATATATCTTTTCAGATTCCTTATATCCCATACGATTCAATACGTGCGCCTCGATCAGACTAGCATGAGACTCGCAACCATTCTTTGGAAGAAAGAAACTCGTTATCCCACATCTATCACTGATCGCTACGTTGACCGATATGAGTCGATCTCCTAAAAAGGCATAATCGTTTTTTGCCTTCTCCGTATATTTACTTATAGCATCGATAATAACAAATTTCTCGATATTTGAGATATTGTTTTGTATGAATTGAGTAACGTGATCATTGCCGACGTGACAACCTATTTGAATAACATTCATTTATTTTTTTTTATTTTTTATCCTAGGATTTTCGTTTAAATACCAATCTTCCCATTTCATCGGTTGATGACATTGATTGGTCCCTTCTGGTATACCAGGAGAAGAGATTCCTCCACCATCAACGTGAAGTGAAATACTATAATCACAAATACTAAGCTCTGGAAAATTTTTAGAGATATCGATGCCTCTATGCTCTAAATACATCTCACCGAATTTTGCAATTACGCCACTTAGTAGTCCGTCCTGAAGTCTATGTCTATCGGCTTCACCTTTCCAGCATGCGCGCTCAATCACTCTCGAATATTCACCAATCGATATTAAACTATGATCTTCTAGGTATTTAATCATTTGCTTCAAGCGCTTGAGATGGATGATCAATGTTCCAGTCGCGCTAGTATAGCCTTTTACGGTAATAGTACCACTTCGTGTTGAAATATCAAATGGCTTATAGAGATACTGACGATTTTTGCAGTCTGTACCAAACCAACGTGCCATTTCATTTGGAAGATCATTATATACTCGATGAATTCTAGATTCATGTTCATCTGGAATATCCGTGCCGGCTATAGCTATACAGTGTTGCGCCGAATCAAATACATCGACTACGTCTTGAAGCCAGTCCTTTCTCCAATAGTAATCGGCTTCCATGATGCATACAATATCAGACTCGTCGTCAGACATGATCATATCATATATCCTTTCGAATGTGGGTCCAACACCAGCATTCTTTCCGGTCAATAGTAGATCTACATTTGGATGATTAGCGTGAAAATTCAATAAGAACTGTTTAGTCTCTATATTTGATGAATCATCAATGATTTGAATACGATTTGGCTTGATATCAGAATTGTTTAGAGCCGTCGCCAAACTATTCTTAAAGACTGCCAATCTATTATAGGTTGGCATATAGAATGTAATATTCATAAGAGATTAAAGGATTTCAGTCCAGCTATGTTTGAGCTTAAATTTGGCATCATCCTTTTTGCTGTACCGATGATAAAATAGATTTCCTCTAAAGTCAAATGAATTTACCACGTGAATGAATGAGCTGTCGATGCAGTGAATCTCTTCAGCATTCTCAATTACTTTAAGGTAGTCAAATACATTATCGGTCATTCCTGGAGCAGCAACAATCATACGCAATTTTCCATAAGATGGTATCTTATCAAAATTCATTATGTTTCCTCTTTCTGGAGAATGATGCACAAAGATATATTTTTGGTTGATATTTAATTTATTATATAGGGCTTCTTCTCGACCAAAATCACGATCGACATAAAAATTGGTCCATCGATTTGAAAAGTCATATGCGTATTGCTTATAGAAGATTTCATCAAATCCGAGTGTAGGATTCTGAAGCTTTAATGTATAAAAGAACTCTCGCCCTATCTTCAACATTGGCATAGAAATAAATCTAGAATTTGATCCAAATTTCTCATGATCTGGAATAGAATCGAGCACCATCGGATTATCTTCGATGATACGCTCGACGGTCAAATTCTTTAAGTCTCTATACATAAAAGACACGGATGGAACATTCGTCGGAGTAGCGGCCAAATAAAAATGCGTCTGAGGATGTGTCGCGCAAATATATCTGACAAGAGCATTACATATGATATGATCTCCAAGACCATATTGTTGATGAATGACGATATCTTTATGTAGCATATTATTTCTGATTTTCTAGATATGCTCTCAAGTCTTCAGGAGTTCCAAGACCCCACATCTTTTCAACTAGAAAATTCAATACTCGTTTGCCATCTTCGAAAGCTTGATTGAATACTGGACATACATAAAATTCATTATTCACTCTAATATTTCGCGCAATCATCTGCTCAGCATATTTTACGAAGTCAGATCCATGTTTCCAATAGTAATAACCGACCGTAGCGTTATCGGATATAGGATTCTTTTCAGCGACTTCAGTAACCATGCCAAGTTCATTTACTCGAGCAAATGACCATTTTGGATGAGTCGACTTAAATGTAACGATGCCTCCATCTGCATCATTCTCTTGCATCTTATATAAAAACTCTGTAGAATTCCATTCAACAAATTGATCAGAATTTGCAAATAGCAATGGAGCGTCTGAATCGATATGAGTCTTTGCCATCAGTGCTGAACAGGCAGCTCCTTCTGTAATTCCCTCAACCTCTATGACTTTGGCTCCTGGCGTGATGAGATTGAGTAGCGTATCTAAATTGTACTTTTCACGATGCGCCTTTTGAACAATGTAGATGTAGTTGGCTTCGATGCTTAGATTGTCGACGACGACCTGAATCATCGGTTTTCCATTGACGTCGATAAGAGGCTTTGGAAAAGTATATCCTGCTTTTTCAAATCGGCTCCCAGCACCTGCCATTGGAATAAGTACATTCATCTTTTTGTCTACCCATTTTGGATTACAACTAAACATAGTATTATTTATGTGTGATCGAATGTTTTCATATGTGACATCTTTTGGACTAGTGATGCGCATGACAGCCGCACCACTCTGACTTGCAGCTTTGAGTCCATATGGAGAATCTTCGAGTATTAAGACTTGTTCAGGCGTATATCCCATAGTCGATATAGCTTTCCAATACATCTCTGGATGAGGTTTACTATTTTGTACATCTTCATTTGAAAGAATCAAATCGAAGTATTCGATTATGCCGAGTTTAGATAAGATCGTCAATACGGTCTTTCGAATGGAATTAGAACAGCACGCAATCTTATATCCTTCTCGTTCTAATCTAGAAAGACAATCAATGAGTTGATGATCGTATACAGTGTTCTTTAAAAGTTCTAGAGTCACCTTTTGTTTTTTTTTCCATACGGATCGATGTGCTGCTACTGGAAGATTTTTTTCATTAGTTAGTATATCTAACTTCTGATTGGTCTTAAGTCCATCATATTTGCTCAAATGCTCAGGCCATGAAATCTGATATTGCGATTCAAGTGCTTGATTTAGTGCAGAATAATGCATGAGCTTTGTCTCGATGAGTACGCCATCGAGATCAAAAATGATTAGTTTAGTTTTATCGTTCATTATACAAATTGCCAATCTTTCTTAGAGATGTGTCCACTTAAAACCGGCTTTGGATTTAATTTATTGTGATAAAATAGTTTTGCTTGTGAAGTCTCTAGAGATTCACAGATATGCTTAAAAGAAGAATCCACACAATGCAGCTCTCGAGCTTTTTCAATAAGAATGGAATAGTCAAAAATGTTATGTGAATATTCAGGCTTGACTTCTATTCTTTTCAATGATGGATCTATGCATACATCATCGATGCGCTGGATGCCATCGCTGGCAAACCCATGAATGAGTGCGTATGGTTCATTATTCGGATTCAGTCTACTATATAGATCCAATTCAGAATCTGAATCACGTCTTATATGAAATTGAGACCAACGCTTTTCAAAATCGATTCCACATTGAATATAAAATGATTGATCCCATGTGACTCTATATGCCTGAATCAAAAAACTACAAAATGCAAATCCGATTCGAAGACATGGCACATTATACTTAAATGCTTCTTCATCATCTTTGATTCCTATCAAATTCAAATTCTCTAAGTCTCTATACATATATGAGACACTATTGAGATTTTGATGTTTACAGAATAATCCAATAGGATGATTTGATTTACAAAAGTCCCGCACAAGTCCATTGCATACTATATGATCGCCCAGTCCTAGATGATGATGTATGTAGAGCATTGCTATTGAGAGGGTATGTTATTGATAAATGGTTGTCCGACAAACGTACCACCATTTAAGATGGGCTGATGCATAGGAAACGGCTTCTTCTCGTAGAATGGATCATGAACACATACGTCATTGTTCATGAATGGATATAAGTGAGCTAAGAACTGCTCGTCGCAGCCATATGATCCCCATTGATTCCATAGATCGATCAATGGAATGATCTTAAGAACATTAACACGTCCTCCCCACATGCCTGCCTGAATCGGCTTATTGTGATGAGGATGGTCGCGCATGAAGTGATATGTCTTACCAGTAGAGATCCACTCATCTACAGCAGCGCGTTCACGCCAGTTTAATCGAGAATCACAATCGCGAATCAGAAAGCGATTGACCGAAACATCATCATGCACTCGAAATCTCCATGAAGAACCATAGAACGGTCCACGATCATTTGACATCAGATGAATGTCCACTCCATAGACTTCTTGAAATTTCAATCGCGTGTCAGTTGGAACCGTTTCATCACAGTAGAGACGAAGCTTCCATTCAGGATAGATCAATGGCTGCAGTTTGAAGTTCTCTTCCGCGCCATTTAAGTACTTCTCTCCAGATCCCCACAGACTAAATGCAATTACATTCATTGATTCTTAGAATTAAGGATAGCCATGCCAAGATCATTTTGCCAAATCTGTTCGCCGAGGAATCCGATCTGACCTGTATTCTTATCTTTACGACAGCGAAGAAAGAAGGTTGTCATACGCTGAATGACATTGATGTCATCGAGCTCCATTACCGCACGTACGAGTGTCTCGTGATGCATTGGGCAACCTATATCGAATAATTGTTGATGCTTATCGAAACATGTCATATATGACTTTGCCGCAGAATTGCCCATGATCGCAAATCGATCATTGACTCCAGAGAACGTAGACCACCAAGGTGTAAGACAATCTTTGTCGCCGATCTTGGAATAGTCAGGCGCGATGAACTCTTGAAACCATAGATCAGGTCGAAGACGAACGATGATATCAAATTCTTCAAGACCTTTTTCCTCTTGAAAAAATTCCCATCCACGCTTAAGTGACCAGTGTTGACGATAAAATCCTTGAGCTCCACCTTCAAAGCCGTAACCAGAAAACATCAGTTGATTAAAATTCGACGGCTCTTGAAATACTGGATCTTTGACGCGCTCAAACTTAAGAGGATAGTTTTTGCCTATTGCTTTTAACGTTTCTGAATCTGAGTCATCACAGATCGATGCAAAGAACGTAGGATTTGGTAGCTTACGATACACATACCAATTCTGATTCGCATGAACGTGCGCAAATGATCTGGCTTGTCCTGTAATAATAACGGCTGTTTTCATAAATTTATTTAGCACCTCTCAGAGCAAAGGTTATGGCTCGAGATGCTTCGGTTTCCATTCCACGATTCTTATACCATGATCCAGTATCTCGATCAAGTTCACGGCATAAACTCGCGATCTCCGTCGCCGTGATTGGATATCCTTTTCGTATAGCCGTCGCGGCGATTGACGACATGATCTTATACATTAGACCATACCATCCGGTCGATGAGATTGATTGATACTGCTGAATCAAATGCCTCTTCACAAAAGGACAATTTCGATATGATGTCCAAGAATACTTATATGAGTTAGTTAATCGACTCTTCTGATATTTTTCAATGGACTTCTGCACATGTTCTGGAAGATTATCTAGAATGCCAGGCTGCGCTTTCTCGATGTAGAAGTATTTTGACATCAGCTCCGCAGGATTTAAAATAGGGGCTTCTCGATGTGAGAAAATAAAGTTATGTGCATCTGGATACTGCGCAGGCACGTAATACATTCGAGAAAGATCTTTGGTCTGCGGATCGGCCAAAGACTTAAACTGTTTGTTCAGAGCAAACCAGAAATGCCGAATCTTCTCGGCCGGCACAGAACATGTTAGAGGAAGAACTACTCGAAACTTAGGATGCTCTTTCTTTGAAGATGCCGATGAATAACAAACGTGCCGGCATCCTTTAAAGGCCGCGATCGCATCTTCGAATCCACCAGTCGGATACTCATCGACGTCGATCGCGGCCCATCCTCCCCAGCTTATCACGTTTGCATTGGCACGAGTCATTCCAGCCTGAAACGTAGCTGGAGTGATGAGTGGAGATGCATTCGCATTAAACTTCTCGTCTTTTCGAGGCTTGTAGCCAGGAGCCTTTGACAGATTATATAGAAGATCTTCGAGCTGATCGAACGATTCAAGCTCCATCTTGCGATGGGTCTTATTATCGAAGATCGACTTAAATATTGTCAGTGCTACCATGTGCAACTAATGTACTTCAGATTGAATCAAATGTACAGCTTTATTTTTCAAAAGCCTTTGGAATGATTCCATGATTGCTTTTATGGGATGGTCCTTGCCAGCCCGTCGGCTTTATCAAATCTGGAAGTCCAAATGGATTCGGGCGTGAGGCTTTGATGCCAACTTCTTTATTCATATTAGCCACCAGAACTTCATGCCAAGCTTTATTCGCATCGACGCCATAGGCTTCTAAGGTACCGATGGCCACTACACAGAGATCAATGAGCGCATCAACAATCTCTTCAGAATCATGATTTTCAATAGCCGCCATTCCTTCAGAGAGTTCTTCTTGAAGAAAATCAAATCGAAATTTAAGATACGCATTAAGTTTTTCAGAATCAAATTTCGCCGTCGCAATCGTCACTCCATACTTCTCATGCATGCGCGCAATATCTTCTGGCCAGTTCGTATTATTACTATTCATATTGTTTTATTCCAGACGGAGATTGTTTTCTTCAAGTGCAGTATAAAGCAACTCGCGCGTTACGGTAAGCGCGTGTACCGACTCAGCCGACAGATCGCTATATTTAAGTTGATCGCGCAGATGTTTAGCAACCATGTCGACAACGGCTTTCCAGCCGCCCGCATCGGTAGCCGTCAAAAATTCTTTATTGTCTTCAGGTAGATTGAATTCGAGTATTGCTTTCATATAGTTGTTTAGTTGATGTTTTCATAATAAATTATCCAAAGAATTCTTCGAGACTTCCACCATCTTCCGACGTCCACCCAATTGATTTCAAGATAATCTGGAGAGGTTCAAGGAAAGTCTTCTCAAACTGTTTGTCGTAGTCAACATATTTATGAAGACCGAACTCTAAAGGCAGGTCCGTTACGGCTGGAAACGATATCACGTTTTCTTGAAGTTCATTTGGCACTCTAAGATAGATGAATCGGATTTTGTCTCCGGATTGAATTTTACGACAGCTCGATGAAAGTCCTTTAGCTTCTATCAAATGATTGTGGAGCAGAGAACCACGGACATGAATTGGCGTGCCCTTCTGATAAATCTCAGATTTACTTTCCCAACTATCGATATCTGAAACTCCTCGAGGAAAGGCTACTTCAACTGGCCGCAACTTTGAGAAGCGCTCCTTGAATTCGGCGATTGAATCCTGAGTCTTTTTCTTATCGCCCGTCATAATAATCTTGAACATGCGTTTCATTTCTCCACGGCATATTGCGGGGGTCGAAGACTTGATGGCTTCAATGCCCATGATCTTCAACTTGGGTTCTGAATATCGAAGACCTTCATTATCCAGAACATTGAGAATGTAACGCTTCTTAGCCGTCCATACCGCGCGATCCGCGATAGCCTCGCGCTTCATGACCATCCGATTTGTGTAGGCACATGTAGCCAGAGCAAACTTATTGAATACCGATTCGAGTTCTGGAGCAATACCCTTCTCATAGAACTCATCGAGAAACTTGATCGGATCATTTGGATTGAATTTCCCAATGACATCCGCCAGAGTCACATATACGGAATCGGTGTCAACGGCCAACACTCGATCTTTATCCGTGCCCACTATTTTTGATACGTACCGATTGACCGCACCTTCGGCCAGTCGAATCGCCGCCTGGCCGGAGAGAGTAACGGCTTTGGCAACTTCGATGTTGAAGTAGCGGAAATATTTGTTTCCAATAGCCCCATAGAGACTGTTGAGAAGAATTTTGATAGCCAGCTGTTCCGTATCAAGTTTGGTGATTGTTTTTTCAATAGAGACGCGCTCAATTGAATCCTTTGCCAATGCTTCCAATTTCTTTTTATAGCCGCCAGCTTCCTTCTTAACCTTCACACGACGATCATAGAGCTCTTCGATGAGAATCGGAATGATGCCCTTGATGTCTTTACGAAAACATGCACCATTGGCGGCCACACAAATTTCAGGATCTTCATCGAATAACGCTTTACCATTCAGAACCCGATCAACGATTATGTCCGGATTCACATCCATTTTAGTCTGTGCGATGTAAGTCTCGGGCGACATATTATATTGCACGATCAGATTTGGATATTCTGAATTGACGTCTGATGAAACTACCCACGCGTGCATTCCTTCTTGCACATCCTTCACGTAACCGCCAGCATATTGAGCGACATGGGCAGGAGGCTCAGGTTGGAATGGAACGATGATGTTTTTATTCGCGAGCTTTCGATAGACGATTGCATCCCAGATCGCTGTCGTTCCTAGTGTGTCCGCGTAGTTCACGCCACCCATGTAAGCCATCATCAATACGAGTTGAATGAGGCCGAGTTTCTCTTCGAGGCGATCGACAAGTTCAACATCGACGATATTATAGTTAATGAAGTTCTGATGGTCCGCGTGATATAAATCATCAAGCGTGCCTTCATATTCAAGTTTATTTGCATCTAGAACAACTTTGGCAATATGATTCAGAGTATATTGTTCTTGTGCTCCATATGTGTAAGCAAACTTCTGAAAGAGGTCCATGTAATCGAGCTGCTGAATTCCAACGAGCTCACACATTAGCTGTGCTTTCCCTCGGAGCTTCACCTCTTTCCTTTCAACTAAGTTCCATGGACTCATCATTCTGGCTGCCTCATTGCCGCCGAGATTTGTGATTCGAGTGACTAGATATGGAATATCAAAGGCTCGAACGTTCCAACCGGTGATAATATCCGGTGAATTGTCCGGATGAATCCACCAACGAAGAAAATCTTCGAGCATCTGACCTTCAGTTTTAAACTGACGATAGTCGATTGCATATCGTGTTGTGATAGCCTTCGAAGAGTCGTAGGGTTTCAAACCCCACGTATGACACGTGTTATCTGTTGAATTCTTTACCGTGATAGCCGTGATTGGATTTTTAGCTTCATCGACTTCAGAATAACCCCATGCTTCTTTACCCACCTCGATGTCGAGTGTGCAGATTCGAATAAGCGCTGGAAGATATGGAACCGTCAGCGGAAATTGGGAGTAGATGAATGCTGGAATGTGCCGATCATTTCCATACACTTTAAAACTTGGAACATCTTTATACGTCTCAACAAACTTTCTAGATTCGGACATCGAATCGAAATGCATTTCCTCAACTGGCGTGCTATCGAGCGCTCGAAGCTTTGTCCTTGAAGGATCTTTAGATTCGAGGTAAAAAGTCGGACGATATCGAACCTTCTCTTGAACTCGATTTCCCTTTCTATCATAACCACGAACCAGCAGCATATTCATCGACCTGGCAACAGACGTGTAAAATTGAAGATCTAGTTTAGGCACTTGATCAGTATATCATAAAGGTCTGTGAAGTAAACAACCAAATTACTTCACAGACCTTTATTTTTACGATGATGCGCTTTTACTGATCGGTGAAAGAACGCGGTTTCAGTAAACTATTTCTCGAGGAATTTGAATTCGAATACTAGTATTGGGAAATACTTTTGAAAAGTTTTTGCCAATCACTCGGCATATCTTCAAATTCAATCACGTAAGCTTTGATGTAAGGTATCTTATTATTGATTGCTTTTTGCAAACGATGATGACCATCTGGAATTTGATATCTGCCGGCAGTTTTTTTTAAGACGATGATCGGATAATCCAGGTTGGATTTTTCAATTCTGTCCAACACATGAGGAAGAGTTTTGTACTTATGAGCGGCATACGGTTCAAGGATCTCCACGGCAATTTCTTGTACTGGCACCGGCTTTCGTTTAATTAGATCAAATACATCTTTTATAGTCACAATGACCACTCTGTCGTCAATGACGTCTTTCCAATAGGCATATTCCCAATTACTCATATAAGTGTCATATATTAAAACATTTCGCGCCGCTTCGACTCAGTAAAACTTGGAGACAGCAACTTTGCCATGCTTGTAAAAATCATGTTGACCGATCGTATATGTTTTTTCAAATTGATTGGCCCATTTGGGCATCGCCAACTTTGGATTGAAGTAGAAGTCGCTGCCTCCAGTGATGTCCTGCAGCTTACCATCTTTAGCCTGCTGAATCAAAAGCATAGCATCTTTCCAACGAGCATGAGCTTTCGCTTTGTGCACAACAAACTTGATCTGATCACGTTTTCCATTCCACATCGAAAACTGATATGGTTTAAGACAGACGGCGCCAACTTTGGAGAAGTCGCCCCGAGCACGATTCATGATGACATTGGCGACGGCTTGCATGCCTTTAATGCCTTCACCGCCAGCTTCTCCAATTAAAGTGGAGGCAAAGATATTCATATTCTCAGTCTCCGAGCGCACAATAGGCACGCTAGCACGTGCTGCAGGACGTGCTGCAGGACGTGCTGCAGGACGTGCTGCAGGACGTTTGACAGGCACTGTCATGCTGGCTCCAGACGCATCTGGAAGAGCTCCAGGGCCTGTCAGGGCTCCCAAGGCCATCATTCCACCTGCTATTCCAGCTCTCCAGTTCTCCCCCAGGCTCTTTTTGTCCTGAGGCGATTGCATATACTGCTTCAGCTCAGAAATCGTTCTGAGAGCGTCCTGGTGATGAATTCCTATGCCTCCACGGCTTTTCCAAACTAGGATGTTTTCCTCCAGATCATCGATTAAAATATACCCGGGCTTGGCCCAGTATTTTTTATCTGTTCCACGATCGGCTACGATAACCTCGATGGAACCTCCAAGTTCTCTGGCACACCATGCTTTTTTTCCTATCTGGGCGAGATTCCCGGTCCGAGAAGTCGCTCCAGCCGAAAGAATTATAGGATTGAATTGACGTATAAATTCCCAAAGCTTATGTCCATCGGAAAGCCATTCGAGATTTTCCCACCAAGTAGATCCACCATGATTTATCAGGCGCCAAACTTCCTCGAAGCCTAAATCACGAAGCGCATCATTCCAATCCTTTCCTCCGGAAAGCTGTCGAAATGCTCCGAGGAAATCAACTAGAACACCATCCAAATCGCAATAGATTTTCAAATCTGAGCTCGAATTCTCTGGCGACAATTTAGACGTATCCATTATGGTATTTATCGCTGTCGAATTAAAGTTTTCTTTTTACGCAACCAATTTTATACTTCGGAATCAAACTCCAATCGCTTTTTTCCTTATGGGAAATAATTTTAATTTGTCGAAGAGATGATCTTTGCTGCATTTCTGATGGCTTTACAATTGTGAGCAATCCCCAATCTGAAAGCAATTGAGCGATCGTATTTCGCCGGCCCAAATCATCGATGCTGAAATCTGATGGCTTACCATCTAGCATGAACAGTTCTTTGAAGTGAACAATGACGTAGCGCCCTTGCTTATGTAGAATATGGCATGACTGATAGAGAGTGTTGACTTCACGTTGAGATGCAACACCAATTCGAGTAAGGGTTTCTCGAATTTTCAGAAAATCGTCTGGCTCATCGAATACCACCTCCAACATAGTCTGTGGAGTCCACGGCGCCAGACCTTCCGATATATCGGACAATTTAGCGCTCATTGAAAGATAAGCCATAACGAAATTTCATTATGACAGTATTTATCTATTGGCTATTTTCCACCGATATCCATCGATTGCCTGAGCAGAGCCAATGAAGCCGGCGAAAATAGGTGAAGGACATGCCGAGCTTTGTCAGAAGAATATCCATAGGCTCGCTTGATTAGAGCTAGATCATCGGGCTCTTCATTCTTGAACCACTTCGAAAAACGT